AATTTATTTCACTTATGTCACTATTAAATCTTCCTTTATCTGACTTAGCAGTATCAATTAGATTATTAAATATACTTGCTTCAGCTAATATCACTACACTTTCTCAACTAGTTGAAAAGAGTGCTAATGAATTAATGGCAATTCGATACTTTAGTAAAAGAAATTTGAAAGAAGTGTTAGAATTGGTAGAATTGTATGGATATAAATTAAAAATGAAACAGTTAAAAGCAACTGCAAAAGAAGATTGCAGTATAACTGTATCTATTAATCTAAATTCATTTAGTTCGAATAACAAGTGGTTTGATAAAGGTGAAAGTATATCAGGAGATGTATATATAGATAAACCTTTACCTGGAATATTAAATAAATTAGGTAATAGAGAAGTAATATTCTATATACGAGGATTTTATTATATTACTTATTCAAAGTATTTTGAGTATTCGGAGTTATAACTCCATTTACTATACGATTGTCACTGAATGATGCTATATCATTGCTGATAGTGAGAATAGCTGAATAATCACCTTGTATTAAATCATACTCTTCAGAAAGGTTAGATGTAAATATACAAGTAGCATCATTCTTTTTATTAACTTTTGGATATTATTAATTTAAACTTAAATAAGATGATAAATAAAGATGATTTTACAGTTATAATGTGGCCTGACATACAGGATTACATGGATAAAGAAAGATTTGCTGAAAATAGCGAATTAGTTAATGGTAATTTATTAGATGAATATGGTTCATCTGCTTATTTTGTACGTAACAGTTGGTTATGTAAAAATAGTAAAACATTTACTCAGGAAGAACTGATGAATGAGATTAATACATTCAGAAAAAACCATATTGGTATTTTAAATACTGGTGATTTGCAAACTTTAGTAAAGTTTGTAATAGAATTGTTTGAAAAGTAATTGTTCGCCTACATGATGGAACTGGTAGACATAAAGGACTTAAAATCCTTTGAGCTTTTGCTCGTGCAGGTTCGACTCCTGTTGTAGGCACTATTGTTTAACTTAAAACTATTTAAACTATGTACATTTTAACTACAATTAGAATTAATAACGATACTAAAGTATTTGAAAATACTGAAGAAAATCGTTTTATGACAGAAAATGAAGTTATTAATGAACTTACTTCTGTTGGTGTATCTAATGAACAATTAACAAGATTTCATGAATTGGCACGTTATTGTTCACTTACTATTCAAACTGTTATTACAACAGGTATTAAAAGAGGTACAAGATTTGTATATATTCATAATATTGGTTAACTTAAAACTATTTATATGGAAACTTGTATTATTTCTTTTTATCATCTTACCAATAAAAATCATTTTATTGAAGAAATTAAATCTTTTACATTATCAGAAGCTATTGAATATGTTCGTATTAAATACAATTATAATGTATTTATTTATGAAGCAAGATGGAAAAACTATAAAAATATAATTGATACATTTTAATTTAAAATTATTTAAATTATGAAAACATTTATTTCTATTTACATTAAAAATCATCCTATAGTTAGGAAGATTAAAATGTATCTTTTTCCAAAAAGATATATAATGAGTAATTACAACCTAAACGCTAGACGAGTTACTACTGTTATAGCTAATTGTCTTCCTAAAACAACTAATATTCGTTCATTACAAATAACAGATGTTAAAGTAGAAATTAAAAAACAGGTACATATTACTATTACTTTAGCTAGACCTGGATTATTAATTGGAGAAGCAGGTAAGACAATTGATGATATAACTGCAATTTTATCTGATTATTATTCACGTACAGTTATTATTCATATCAAAGAAAGTCATATATTTTTATAATTAATATATTGCAGGTAGTGAAATTGAAAGTATAACTCTAATTAAAACATTAAATTAATTACAACTATGAAATCACTTATCATTGTTGCACTCAGTCTTAGCATTGCTTTTACTTCATTTATACTTACTTTATTATTTAAAGATGTTGATACAAATGATATGAATGAAATAATAGGAACAATATTAGTAGTTGCACTAGACTTATTTCTTATCATATCATTAACCTTAACTTGTATATGTATATGAAAACAATTGAAATTCCTAATTTAATTGTAACGACTAATAAAGGATTAAATCCAATTGATAGTCTTAGAATTGATTTAGCTAGTGCTTGTCATCAATTTCTCAATACTGAATTTAATATTGAAAGCGATGTAATAAAAGCTGCTGCTGCTCTTGTTATTGCACAACGTATTGCATTGCATTCTTATATTACAATAAATAAAGTACAACAATTTGCTAATAATACTGTCAAAAATGATAATATTACATTAACAGAAGAAATAAATAATTTCAGTAAAAAATTTAATAAACATTTAAATTATGAAAAATAATTATTTTTCTATCAGACATACCAATACAGTTGGTATAATATTAGCATTACTTGCATTTATATGCTTTGCTATTGCTTTTTCAAGTTGTTCTATTCTTTTTTATGAATCAGAACCTATTCTTAGTGAAGGTGAACGTAGATACGAAGAATGGTGTGCTGAACAACGTGATTATTGGAAAAGAGTTTACGAATATACACAAACTGAAGAATATAAACGTAAACATGGTGGTATTAATAAAGCTGCTAAAGGTGTACATGATACTGGTTCAGAAAGTATTATTGGTACACGTGCCGATCAGCTTAGTACTATACGATATGCTCCAGTTGTTACTCATTATAATTTTACAATAAAATAGTTTTAATTCAGACACATTATTTATATTATTATTTGTAAAATTATTACTATTTCTATTTAATTTGGAAAATTCAATTTAATTATTTATCTTTGTAATTATGGATGGATTTATTAAAGCTAATACAATATTAGTTACTGTAAAAGATGTTCGCACGAGTTGTGGAATTACATATGTTCGTGAAGGAAGTATCATTAAAGTAAAAAGTGATTCTAGTGAATATAAAGAATCTGTTAGAATATTTCGCAATCAGAAAGCTGAAAGTGATGATAATTGGCATAATGTACCTAAAGATTCAGTACGTCTTGCTAAAGAAGTAGAAATACGTATGTGGGATAAAGAAATTTATTTTGTTACATCTGTTAAAACATACTGATATGACACTTACACTTTCTTCTCATGTATTGAGTATTCTAATACTTAGTGTTATTTGCGGTTTTGTTGGATTTGGATTTAGACGTATGCAAGACGATGGTATGATATTTGAATGGTATAGAAATATGCTTATTAATATTAGAAATGCTAAAGTTAATACACCAGCTTTATGCATTTCTTTATTTATGGGGGGTGATACAACTAATTCAAATAGATTTACTATATGGCTTCTTTCAAAGGCAATTAAAATCGGTATGATTAACACTCCTTATATTATCAGAGAGCTTTTAAAACCACTTGGTTTGTGTGAAATATGTAATACTACATGGATAGGTATAATTAGTGTAATATTATTAACTAAAAAATATACTTGGATTACTCTTTTAGATTGTGTCTTTGTAGGTGTTGCAAGCGCTGCTGTTGTTATTTTAATTAGCAATTATTATCATAAATTACAACGTGAATAAAATAATAAAGTTATCTAATGGAATAAATATAGCTATCATTGGGAATGTATATCCATTACTTCTTGATGATGCTATGTTTATTCCTAGATATATCAATCCAAATAACATTCCTGATATATATGTAACTGGAAATAAAAATGTAATCAAATCTGTAAATAAAAAAACAGTTATGATTGCTGATGTGGTGTTTGATATAGCTGATTGGGTTAAAGATGAATTAGATATGTTTACTGAAGAAGTATTATTAGGCAACATTGATTTTGTTATAGCTAATTCAGTTCAATTATTTCCTGCTTATAACTACTTGAGGAGTATTAATAGCTCACTTGAATTATATACATTTGATGTATTAGATAATGTTAATGGAATGGATATAGCACGTATAAATTTATTTCTTAAATTTAATCTCAATTTACCAGTTTATGATAACTTTAAGAATTACTAAACAGAACTTTGTTAAACATAGTTTTGTTATATTTAAAGGTACTTCTGTACAAAATGCTCTTAATAGTTTTGGTTTCATAAAAGAAATTAAAAATAATAGAGTATTATTATGGTGGTATGATAATTTCGTTCGTAGTGAAGAATGGACTACACTAATTAATTTACAAAAAGATTATAGAAGTGTATATCCATATTATAATAATCATCAACTACGTGGTAATATATGGAAACATAGCTTTCTTACTTTATTAAATCGAATAGATGAAAATAAAGGATTTAGTAAAATTGTAGTTGATAAACTAACTTACAAGAAAACTCCCCATAAAAATGATAATGTGATTATTAGTAATGCTGTTTTTGTTTTAAATAATAATATAACTAAACTTGAAGGTAAGATAGTTTATATGTATAAAAAGACGAAAACTTATAAAGTAGTTACTGTTGAAGGTAGTTATATACTTAGACGTAGTAATTTTACTTTATTACCACAAGATTATTTCATTCTTTTATCTATAAGATGTAATTAATATGAAAGTAGAACTTAAAGATGTAGAAGAAGATTATACTACTTGCAATTTTTGTAATATATCAATAGAGCATAATACTGATAAGGGAATTGTATCAAAACGTCCATATACTAAAGTAATTGAATTTAGCAATACTAATAATTATCCAATTGTAGTCAGTATTTGCAAAAATTGTTTATTTGAACTATGTGAAAAAGGAGTTGCTTTATTTAATAGATGTCATTAAATATGTTATTTAGTTTTATAAATAAAACTGTTGATACAGTTGTTAGAACTCCTGGACGTAAAGTCAGTGCTAGAGTTAAATGGAAGTGCAAAAAAGAAATCTTTGTTGCCATTGTAAATAAGATTGAATATCCAATTTATAATAGTAATGTACTAGATAAAGATTATATTTTTGCACTTCCTAGTAATACGTTTGTTCCTGCATGGACTAAACGTAGTTATTCTATTGTCAATCCAGATGCAGAAGTGTTAGCAATGACTCTTCGATTTTGGGGTAAATACTTTGATAATATGATTATTTATGGAACAGTCGCTAATAATATTTTTTATGAAACCAGATATATAAAAGAAATTAAACATGAACCCGATATTTCAGAAATTGTTACAGAATAGTAGTGGAATTCGTCCTTTTTTAGAATGGTATGTAATGAAATATAAAACTATTGAAGTATTTCAACATTTACCATTTACTCATCAAATTGGCGTTTATCTTGAATATTTTGAAGAGATATATAGTTTAGTTGTATTAGTCAGCCATGTAGGATATAAAGTACAATTTAAAGATAAACGTAATATGATACAAGTTAATCCTGAATATAATCATCATAGATTTACTCATAGTGAACCCAAGAGTATTATATATGGATATGAACTTGCTATATTTTGGTTATTTGAAAATTTTGATTTACCATTTTAAAATAATTATGTTATATTTAGAAAAAAAAGCTATTGCTGATGCATATATAGCTAAAAAAACAGGACTTCTTGGATGGGATGATTTATCTGATATGAATAGTTTACATGATTGTGATACTCAAGAAGATATAATCGCTGCTTGTGATGCCAGACTAAGTGAAGCTGGATTTCCAGATAATGAAGATGAATTAAGTTTTTCAGATTTTTGGTATGACTGATTTCAAAGGTAAAGTAGCTAAATACAGTGGATATAATTTCACTAACAGTCAAGAACAAGCATTAGATGCTTTAACTGATTGGTATAATAATCCTGATGAGATTTGTTTTACACTTAAAGGAAGAGCTGGTACAGGTAAAACCTATATTCTTAAGTATTTTCTCAATGATATAGTTAAACAATCTGTATGTGTAACAGCTCCTACTCATAAAGCTGTAAGACAAGTAGAACGTAGTACTGGTCGCAAAGGTAAAACATTGCAAAGTCTTCATGGATTACGTCCTAATATTAATTTAGAAGATTTTGATTTAGATAATGTTAAATTTGATACATTAGGAGTACCTACAATTAATAACTATAAATTAGTAGTTATTGATGAATGTAGTATGATTAATCAGTCATTGCATGCATTAAATTATAAACGTGCTAAAGACCTTAATGTTAAAATTCTTTACGTTGGTGATCCTATTCAACTTCCACCTGTAAACAGAGGAGAAAAAGAATCAGTTGCTAGTCCTACATTTAAAATTAATTCTTTTGAATTAACTGAAATAATAAGACAAAAAACTGATAATCCTCTTACTAAATTACTTCAATTATTAGTATATGATGTACAAAATAATAGTAGTAATTTTTATTATTACTTAAAAAAGTATCCTAAGATAATAAATGAAATAGGAGAAGGATATATTACTTATACAAATCACTCTGAGTTTTTAAAATCAGCTATTGATTGTTTCAAAGATAGTAAATTTAGCGATGATCCTGATTATGCTAGATTAGGTGCTTGGAAAAATGCTACAATATTAGCATATAATAAACATATTCGTAATACTCTTATTCCTTATTTTAATGAATCATTTAATAATGAAGTAATTGATTATAATGATTTATTAATTGGATATAAAACTATTACTGATGAGTTTAATGATTTAGTTATTACTAATAGTGAAGATTATGTAATTAAATCTATTGTACCAAGAACAGCACAAGATGGATTTGCCAGCTATGGTATAACTATTGAACCAAGGCATGGTGGTAAAGCTGTAGATATCAATCTAGTCAATCATTTAGATGAGTCATTTAGAGTATTTTATGAAAAGATAAGACAATATTACTTTAAAGCTATTCATGCTCATTATAGTGATAGACGTACTAAATGGCGAGAGTATTTTGATTATAAAAATTCACATTTAACTCTTGTTGATTTTCCTATCATGGAAGGAGATAAAGTAAAGACAGTTGTAACTAAAGATTTAGATTATGCTTTTAGTTTAACTATACATAAGTTACAAGGCAGTACTATAGAAAACGTATTTATTGATGTACATGATATGTTATATTATAGTACAGGTAAAATTGTAAATAATACTCCTTTTGCTCCAAATGCTATAGAAATTAGAAATAAACTAATTTATACAGCAATAAGTAGAACTAGTAAAGTTGCACATATTTATTTAAAGTAAAATGAAAGTACATAGAAAGTATAGTAAAAATAGAAAACATTACATTGGTTTAGAAACCAATATAGAAACTGCTATAGGTTTAGGATTAGCTATTGGTGTTGATTCTAATGCTTTTGTTGTTCACTGTTTATTTTTATGTTTTAATTTAAGATTTGAAATAAAATGAAAGACAAACAATTTTTCAAGATCGAAATTGAACATGATTTAACAAATGTTATAGATGTAAATTATTATGTAATTGTTGAATTTACACACAAAAATAATAGTAAATCAATAACTAGACATAATAATGGATTTGAAGGATTTAGATTATTAGGTCTATTACAATGGTGTGTAACAGAAATTACTAATATGTTAATACCTAGAAAAAGTGATTTCACACTAATCAAACGTACAGGTAAATATGGCACTAAATTTGAAATGATAGAAAAGAATGACAAAACTAATTCAACTGACAAAACAGTATCCAAATGATACAGATTTAGGTAAGGAAGTTCGTAAATATATAAATGAGATTAATTCTAATGAACGTCTTAAATTAAGTATGTTGATATTAGATTTAAATTCAAACGATACTATTTATAAAATTCTTCTTTCTAGACTTAAAACAATAGAGTTAGATCAATGATACCTACTCACTGTACCAAATGCGATATATGTTTAATCAATAATTATCATCCACTTGAAGGTGATGGTAATAATGATGCTAATATTCTATTTATAACTAGAAATCCAACATCTTTTGATGTTAAAAATAATGTTCCTATGATATCTAAAGATGGAATGTTATTTCAAGAATATTTAGATATGTTCAATTTTAACAGAGATTTAATTTATATAACAAATGCGGTAAAATGTAGAACTCCAGGTAATAGATATCCTACTGATAAAGAAATTTATAATTGTAGAGGATATTTAGATTTAGAAATAAGCAAAATAAATCCTAAAATTATAGTTTTATTAGGTTTAACTGCGGTTAAATCTTATTTTAAACTTGCATTTAGTACGATAAATCTTAATATGGATATGCTTAATTCTAAATATATTGTATCTAATGGACGAATTATATTATTTATGGTTCATCCTGTTCATGGATTAAATTCCATAAGTGGTAGAATTAAATTATATAATGCATTTCTATCACTATTACGTTTGTATTATATTATTAATCCAGCTCATAAAATAAGTATTAGAATTTAACGAATTAAAAACTAATATTATGTTACAGATGTTTCAACAATTTCATTTTAAGGTATTAGGAATTATTTCATTTATTGCATTTTCAGTTTTACTTACAGCAATTATTCCAAATCATGCTGATGATGTAATAGCAGCTTCACGCAATGTAGAATATATTATGGATACAGTTGAAGTTAAAGTTCCTATTATTAAAGATGAATTAGTATCCTATTTGTACTGTATTAGATTGATTGAAGCTAATTTAAATTACAATGCCAGACGAACTGGTAGTCAATATGTAGGTGGATATCAAATTGGTAACAGTGGAAGAAGTGAAATTGGTTTAAAACATATGAATAACGAAGGTGCATATTCTATTATTTTAAAAGATGATGTACTGCAAGATATGATTATGTTACGTTATTTACAAAATCAATGTATTGAATTACATGATTATTTTATTAAATATAATAATACTCGTGTAGGTGCTTGGTTTGTAACTAACAGTGGTATCTTAGCTATGAGTCATTTATGTGGTACTAACGCTACTAAAGAATTTTTAGATAGTAAAGGTACTAAAATAGCTAAAGATGGCAATAAAAAACCAATGACTGATTATTTACAACTCAATAATTTCAACATTTATGTCGATAGTATTAGCAATGATGCTTATTTAAAAAGAATTTTATTTGATTCTAATTTTAGTAACCCCCTTTAAAAAAGAAATATGATTGGTGCGTATTTTGATATTGAAGTATTTGAGAATTATGTTAGTCTTCTATTTTTAGATATGAATGTCGATCAACAATGGATTGATGCTTATATTGAAGCTGATATAATAAATGATGAGATGGGTAAGAAATACGCACTCAATCATATTGATTATAAACAATTTATTCTACACAATGATAGATATGATATAGAAGCATTTTATCTTTTCATGAAAGATATTAAACTTCTTATTGGATTTAATAATAAGCATTATGATGATCTTATTATTGATTTTTTGCATATAAAGAAAGATATTGCTACAAATCCAGACACTCACTGGTGGTTAATTCAAAATGTTAAAATGTTATCTGATAATATTATAGGTAACAGTGTTGGTAATTATAGATATGTACATGATGAATTAAAATTGTATGCATCTCCATATACTTCTATTGATTTATTTTTAGCTTTATTTGAAACCATCAATAGAAAAAGTTTAAAACAATCTGCAATTAATATTAAATGGTATAGAATTGAAGATTTACCATTAAAACCAGGTAGTACAGTTACTTCCGATCAATTTAATACTATATTTGAATATAACTTTAATGATGTTCTTATTACTAGAGCACTACATAAGTTAAAACATAAAGAATTTGAATTAAGGATTAATATTGGTGCTAGATACAATGTTGATGTATTATCTTCTAATAGAAGTGCTATTGCTGATAAATTAATGATTAAATTTTATCAACAATATACAGGACTAAAGTATTATGAATTTAAAGATGCTAGAACTCCAAGAACTATAGTTAAATTTAAAGATATTTTAAATCCTAAAATTACTTTTACTACATCAGCATTACAAACAGCGTATAATGATATATATAATACAGCTTTTTATGTTGGTAAAAAATATTATAAAACTGTTATATTCAATAATAAAGGTTACACTATTGCTACTGGTGGACTACATAGTATTGATCGACCTAAGAAATTTTTTGCTAATGAAAAATATGATATAATTGATGCAGATGTTTCTTCTTATTATCCTAAATTAATTTATAATGAAGGTGTATGTCCAGCACATATTGCACCTGTTGCTTTCAGTTACATTGTAAATATGATAACAACAGATAGATTAGAATACAAAACTAAAAGCAATGATTTAAAGAAATTAGCTAGATATGCTGAAGCAGCTGATTATCAAGTTGGAGCTGAAGCATTGAAGATTGTTGCTAATAGTGGATTATATGGTAAATTAGGATATGATGGTTGGTTATATGATCTTAAAGCAATGTATCAAGTAACATTAAATGGACAATTATATTTAATGATGTTAATTGAACAATTAGAACTTGCTGGAATACATGTAATTAGTGCTAATACAGATGGTATAACTGCTTATGTAAGCAAAGATAAAACAGATACATATTATACTATTTGTAAGAATTGGCAATCTTTTACTAAATTAGAATTAGAGTTTACAAAGTATATTAAATATATACGTACTTCTGTAAATGATTATTTAGCTGTTAAAGAAAAATGGTTAACTGATCCTAATGGAGAAGAAGTATTTAAACGTAAAGGTGATTTTCTAGTTGATGTTGAATTAAGTAAAGGATTTAATGCGCCTATTGTAGCAATTGCTATAAATGAATATTATATTAACAACATTCCTGTTGAAAAAACTATTAAAAAACACACCGATATTTATGATTTTTGTATTAGTGTTAAAACAGGGAATGATTTTGTTAAACAAATCCATAATATGAAAGATGGTAATTATAATATTCAAGATTTATCTAAAAATTTACGATATTATGTATCTAATTTAGGTGGTACATTATTAAAACATAGTACTCAAACACACAATCATATTAATATGTTAAAAGGATATTTAATAACTCCTTTTAATGATTATTTTAAAGTAAATAAGTTTAGTGAATACGATATTAATTATAAGTATTATGTCAAACGATGTAACGATATAATATTAAAAATTAATAACGAATTTTCTAAACCGTCTGCTACTAGGCGAGTAACTGGTAGACGAAGTGGTGTAAAAGAGATTGGTAATTTATTTGATAACATTTAACCTATGGCTAAAAAAAGTACATACAATTGTATCCTATATGATATAGGAGATAAAGTTAAAGAGAAACACGGTTCTGATGAAGTTTTAGAAATTGAAAATGCTACTGTACGATATGTAGGAATTTATCCTTGTCAATTTCTTAAATTTAAGAATAAAGAAGATGATCCAGGTAATTTTAGTAATCTATTTATACCTGCTGCTGAAACTGTAGAAAAGTATAAAGATGGATTAAAGTATTTTGAAGAAGTTAAAGTTAAAACAAAACAAAATGATAAATCAATTAAAACTGGTACTAAAATCCATGAACAACTTGCTAAAGTTATTCGTGCTAAATCTAATGTTCTTACTGAAGAAGATTTAAAACCAAGAGTTGTTCCAGTTGGTATGTTTAAAACTAAATCTAGTAACAATGGATAAATTAAAAAGTATTCCGTTTAGTATATATGATTATAAAACATTAGGTACTATTAATAAATGTTGGTATTGTGGTAAAGTAGGTAAAACTAATGCTGACCATTTTTATCCAAAATCTAAAGGTGGTAAACTTAAAGTTAGATCATGTGTAAAATGTAATACTGAAAAAGGATGTAAAACTCCTTTAGAATGGATTGCTGTATTGGAAGATGAAGCACGTTTATATTCTTGGAGTATTATTCAAACACAAAGATTACAACGTATGATACATGCTGTTAGTACGTTATGGAACAGAGTTAATCATTCATTAGATAGTTCTATTTATATCAGTTGTAATGATGATAGATGTTTACATAATATTAATGTAGTGCATATTTGTAAAAATAATAGTGTTAATTTAGTATTAAAAGAAAATAGCACTACGCATAGACATTGTTTTAATTTTGTAGATAAAAATAAATTAGATATTTTTAAATTAAAAAATCAATTAAATAATAATTAATTATGAAAAATAAAGGATTTATTATCAGTACAAGTATTATAATACTTGTTTTAATTTGTATTAATGTTCTTACAATTTTTAGTAATAAATTAAAAACTAAAGAATTGAAAGAATTGAATACACTTTACCAAACTGCACAAAGTGATTTAACAATTTCACGTAATCAATATGATGAAGAAGTTGCTAAAGTAGAAGTACTTACAAGTGAAAAGAGCACTTTATTTATTAAATTAAATATTGCTAATGCTGAAATAATTGAATTACAAAAATTAGTTGCACAAGCTAAAAAAGAAAATAAAGATCTAAATACTGCTTTAATTATAAGTACTGAAAGTAATTTAAAACTTAAAGATAGTATTAGAAATTTAATTGTTGGTTATACTCCTGATCCTATTAATCCAGATCAACTTTATCCTGTATATGAAAAAGAATATGTAGCAGAATGGAGTTATGGTAAAATAACTATGGGATTAGATAGTTTAGATTTAAATATTGTAATTAAAAATAAATATTCAGTTACAATAGGTGATGAAAAAGTTAGTTTATTTAAGAAGAAATTGTATGCTGATGTAACTAATCATAATCCTGATACTGAAACTAAGACTATGAAAGTATATCAAGAAGAAGAAGTAAAAGATAATACTATAAAGAAAGTAGGAATAGTAGGATTAATTACATTTTTAATAGGATTAGCAATATGAATTTAGATATAAGTAAAAGAGATCGTCAACAAAGTGGTACATTAAAATGGAGAAATGCTAGAGGAATAGGTACACTTAATTGGCCACCTAGATTTGGCAAGACATTTGGTACTATTGAGTTTATTATTAATCCACATTTAAGAAATAATAGCGATAATTTAGTTATAATTCTTGTTCCATCTGATATTATAAATAAACAATGGATTGATAATCTTAAGAGTTATGGTGAAAATTTAGATAGAGTAGCTGTTATATCTGCTAATTGGGCTGTTAATAATCTTACTGATGATAAATGTAGTTTAATAATAGTAGACGAAATACAAAAATTTACTACACCTGATAGAAAAAGATTATTAGACGGTACTGTAATTAAACATCATTATAGACTTGCATTAACAGGTACTTATCCAAGTGGAGTTGATTGGATTGAAGAATTATATCCAATAGTAGATCATATCACTGAAAAAGAAGCTATTGATAATAAATGGATTGCACCTTTTATTGAATATAATTTATTAATTCCTTTACCAGAGAATGATAAAGCTAGATATCATCGTTTTACTAATCCTATTAGTGAAACATTAGAATTATTTAAAGATAAACATAAGTTACTACCACGTGGAAATGAATATCTTCTACCTGATGAATTTAGTTTAATACAGGCTTGTCATACTGGATTTAAAACTATTGATCTAAATGGTAAAGATATTTGGATTACGTATGATAGATTATGTAATTCACTAGCTTATAAAATGGGTTGGCATACTGAATTAAATATAAGCACTCCTGAAAATGCAGAATTACACAAAGTTTGGAGTCCTGTTGCAATTCATGATAGAGCTAAACAATTTATTGATTACATTAAACGTAGAAATGAGATACTTATTGATAATCCAGCTAAATTACATTTGATTGGAGAAATAATAAGTAGAAATATGGTATCTACTATATGTTTCAATGAAAGTACTAAGTTTGCTGATGCTATTGCAGATTACATAAATGCTAAATTTGATAGCAATTATCGTGCTGTATGTTATCATTCTAAAATAAATAGTAGAACAGTAATTAATCCAGATACAGGTGATTATTTTAAATATACTACTGGAGATAGAAAAGGTTTACCTAAAATATTAGGTAAAGATACTATTAAAAGGATAGTAATAGATGGAGCTAGATCTGGTTATTATAAGTTTATTTCTACAGCAAAAGCATTAGATGAAGGAGTTGATATTCCTGTTATCGAACAAGTTATTTGTACTGCTGGTACAACTAATCCAATTACTTATCAACAACGAACTGCTCGTGGTAAAACTATTGATTTTTACAATAGTGATAAAGTTACCAAAATAATTAATCTTGTATTTGATGATTTTGTTGATATTGATGGTAATGTTGTAAAAAATAGAGATAAAACTAAATTAATTTTAAGACAACGTGAAACAGGAAACTTGGTACACTGGATAACTGATTTGAATGAACTTAATTTCAATCAGAATGAATAAAAAAGTATGTATTTTATTTGCATATTCAAAAACTTTTTATACCTTTATAGTCCATTAATAACCAAATAACCATTATGAGTAATGAAATTGTTAAATCTAGTAAAAGCATAGATGAAACTATTGCTACTTTTGCTAAGATAAAAGAGATTGCTGAATATGTAGCTACATCTGGTATCTTTACTGCTGGATATGAAATTAAAGATAAAGAAGGAAAGGTAGTTATAGATGAGTCTACAGGATTACCTAAAGTTAATATAGCTGATGTAGCTATGTCAATAGTAACAGGTTATGAATTAGGTTTAGATTTAGGTGGTTCACTTCTTTTAGGTAAGAAACTTAATCCTGCTACTTATCTATCTGTTATAAAGGGAAAAGAAATAGGTGTAGGTATTGCAACTGCACTTGAAAAAATAGTTTCTATTCCTACTAGAAATGGATTGATAAGTTATACAATGGTAGATGTAATTAGTGCTAAATTAATTGAAGGTGGTGTTTCTTTTCTACCATTTTTACGTAATTTTGCTCCTTTTTATAGATACTATGATGCCAGTAGTAAAGAAGAATTAGATTTAGATGTTGTTTTAAATGAAAATGATTTTTTAAAAGAAGATTATTTTCTAGTTAATGCTGGTACAACACCTGAATTATTAAAAGAAGCACTTACTGCTGGTAAGAAAACAGTTACTAGAATTAGATATGGTGAATTTACTAAAGCTAAATTTGTAAGAAAAACTTCAGCTGGTATAGTTACACATTATCAAAGATTTTCTACATTAGATGCTCAACGAGCAGGATTACTTCCAGTTTATGATAAAGATGGTAAAGAATTAGCTAAAGGTAAAGATAATTGGATAAGTAATACTCCACAGATGATGGCTAATAGAGTAATATCTATTGGTGGTAGAATAATAGGAGCAGATCTAATTCATGGTTTGTATACAAAGGAAGAACTTATAGATGCTAAAGTAATTACTGAGCAACCTGCTACAGTAGATGCACAAGCAACTGTAATTTAATATATGATAATTGTTTATAATAAAAATGAAAGACTAAGGAAAGGTTCTTAAACCAATAATGCTAGTTAAGCAAATAGGTCTAATTCATTTAATAAAAGTAAACTTTATCGAATTAATAATTGTTTTAAATTTATTGTTAAACTTAATTAAACAACAACATGGAAAACGTTTCAAGATTTTCAAATTCTTTTAAAGGTAAATTAGTAGTCAGTGGAAGTAAAATGTCAGGTAGTGCGTTTCCTACACTTACCGCTACATCAACCAAAGACAAATTTAATCTTAATCAAAAAGCTCTTGCTCTTATGGGACTTGCTCCTGGTAGCAATGTAGTTATGATTGATATGAATAAAGGTGAGGTAGTTGAAACAGATTGCAATAAGAGGTGGTATCTCACAGCTGGTTATGATAACGGACGTGGAGACAAAACTGGTGCTAAGATAAGTAATACTGGTGGATTTTCATATGCTGGTATTTATGGTGCAATGGTACTTAATCAGCCTGATATTTCTGAAGCTAGTGTTAAAGATCTAGTTGACGCTGGTAAAGGTATATTCCGTGAAACTCCTAAAGAGAAACAAGCGTTTATAGGACTTCAGAAAGTTAATTTTAAAGTTGAAAAACTTGTTGATGAAGCAGGTAATGATATATTTGAAGTTGCTGAAGGAGTATATCAGAAAGTATTTGCACTTACTGAAAGAACAGAAGAAGAACACGATCCTAAAGCTCCTGCTGGCGCAGATGACGAAGATACTGAATAATTTTCATTTGAAAGAGTAGCTTTTAATTAAGCTACTCTTTTCTTTTCATTTATTAACCTTAATAATAATACAAATATGGCATTACTTGATTTAAATGCACAAACAACCAGTAGATTAGGATTAGAACCAATTAAAGATGCTCAGGGAAAATATTTATATAATGGCTGTATTCCAGCTGTTATAACAAATATTCATGTTAATACGCAAAAACATACGAAAGGTGAATTTGCTAATATGGATGTTCCTGTATTACAAGTTGAATTTGAGAATTTAAAACTTACTTCTGACGAAGTAGATAGATTTTATACACATAGTTTTAAAGTAGTAGGTTCAAAACAACTTGTTGCTAATACTACAGATCAGTATGAAGATAGAAAGGAATTAGATATACTGAATGATACAACTGATCTGTGGAAAGGAATTAAACATTTGCTTGAGAGTTTAAGTGGTAGTCCTAATTATAGAAATATAATTAATATATCTAAAACAGATTTTACTAAATATTTTGATTTACCTGGATTAGGTGCTGCTGCAGATAGACTTACTGCTTATCAGTTATTCTTTGATTATATCGTTGCTTTTGTAAAAGGTGATGATAAGGATATTAAATCACAAATTGTTGGAGCAGATGGTAAACCATTACCAATTTGGATTAAAATGCTTCCTAATTATGATAAAGATCCTAAGAGAAATGCTAAATATTATGCTATTTCTAGATTTATTAATCAAGGAGTATTTGAACCACTTGTACTTAACAAAGGAGTAGTAGTTCCACCAAAAGTAATTAGAGTTAAACCTAGTGAAAGTTTGGAATTAATTAAAACTGCTCCAATACCAGGTGTCAATACAGCTTTTGAAAATGGAGCTGGACTTGGTCAAGGATTAGATCCTACTGTTGCTAGGTTACTGCAAGGTGGAAGATAAGTTAGTATTAATAATAAAGGGATAGTAGAAATGCTATCCCTTTTTTTATTCATTTTGTTATGAAACTAATTGCAAATAATGATTTAAAAACATATATACTACAAAATTATGATCAAGTTAATATATTCGCTACATATTTGGAAATACCTGCAAGTGATATAGATTATTGTTTACAACACACTTCTAACAAAATAAACAATCCATTAAGAGATGATGTAAATCCATCATTAGGCTTTAAATATAGTACAGATAAGCAAACTGGTGAAGTTAAAATAAAAATGTATGATTTTGCTGATTCATATTATAGAGGAGATTGTTTTGATTTAGTAGGCATAATTCGTAGATTTAATGTACGAAATGGAATAGATTTTATTACTATTTGCAGAGACATTATATATACAATGGATAATGCTGATTTACATAACAATATTAGTAGTAAAATAGTTGTTCCTATAAGAGAAGTATTTACAGATATTCATATTGAAGTTAGATTATGGAATAAATATGATATTGAATTGTGGAATAGTTTTGGTTTGCCTTTTAAAGAAATTAGTCATATTATATTTCCATTACAAAAAACATTTATTTCTAATTTTAACGATTATCGTTATGCAGAAAATGATCCAGGATATGCTTGGATTAGTGGATATTATGACGGTAGAACTTTATATAATCTTTATTTTCCCTATCGTACTGGTAAAGACAAATATCGTCCAAGATTTAAAACTAATAATAAATATTATCAACTTCAATGTATAAGTGATCTTAGACCTGCTGATATTTTAATTATAACAAAAGCAATGAAAGAAAGATTACTTATAAAAAGACTTTTACCTAAAATATATACTACACATAAAATTGAAGTAACTGCTATAAGTAGCGAAAGTATTGTATTATCAGACTCTTTTGTATTAAGTTTATATGATATTTATCCTACTATTATAACTAACTTTGATTTCGACTACGCAGGTTTACGTACAAGTGGTGAACATAAACGCAATTATGGAATGTTACGATTTATGTTAACTAACGGTAAATATGCTACACATAATTATGGTGGTAAAGATTTATGTGAAGTATATAAAAACAAAGGTGAAGGATATTGTTTATTGTTATTACAAGAAGCATATAATTACTTAATTAATCAATTAAACCTAGAAATATGACAACATTTCCATTAAATCCTGTTAGAATAGTACTTAGTGTACAAACTAATGTTAGAACTGGTGCCAAAGAAGTAATATTGTTTACTCCCCTTAAAAAAGAAGAATGTGATTTACTGACAGTTGATGTTAGACGTTATATTCAATTTCCAAAAACTAATTCTGCTAAAACTGAACTAGATGCTGCTTTTTTACGTGTTCATAAATTTTCACTATCTAATATACTTAGTATAGGAGATACTAAGTTAGAAACACGTTTAGCTAATATTTATATAGAAAATACTAGCAGTAAATATAGTGATATATTAAAACGTAACTATAAATGTTTTGTAAATGCTGATTGGAAAAATCCTATTAATAAAGTAAATTTACCATATCACGAAGATGGTGGATGTAGTTGGAATTGTCTTATGGATAAATTAAGACGTCCTGAATTTGGTGTTATTTATACAATGAGTCTTGACATATTTAAAACATTAGAAAATGCAAAAATTGATTAATTATACAGAAGAACATAGAGCTTATTTATATAATATGAGTTTAAGTCAATATAAAAATTTAAATAAATTAAGAATACATAATGATTATAATGTATTTAAATTTAATATTGATGAAAAAACTATAGTATTAGATAAGAATTCAACTAAATCTGGTACAATTAATATTAAATTTGAACTAGGTTGTATTTATATATTTGCATTAAATGAACGTAATGCTATTCGTAAAGTAAATACAATACTTAATTTAATAAGTAAGCAAATAAAAGCCAGTGGTTAACAATGCTTTCTTTTTTAAGGGGAGTGATCGAATTAAAACAACTAATATAATAATAATTTAAATGCAAACACTGTATAGTATAGAAGATCATGAAACAGGGGGAATTAAAACATTACTCCATGTTACTAGTTATACTAGTATTGGTTTAGCTGTTGTTATTTATACATCAGATGAATATGGTACACATAAAAGTACAGTTCGTAGAACATTTTTACGTACTTTGGAATATGCTTATCACGTTAGTTTACGTAAAAAAATTAAAGAACAAGGTGGTTTAATTCATAAAAGAATTTCAGATACACCATTACCTAAAACTAAACGGATAGTTAGTCAATATGAAGGTAGAGATAGTAAAGGTAGATTTATAAAGAAAAGAAAATAACTATGTCAGAACTAACAAATGAAATTCCATATGAAACTAAGTTTGAAGATGGAACTGAAATAACAGATTATTTAGCAGTAGGAATTGCTGAAGGATTTGAGAAAGCTGATTGTGATGCAGATGTAATTCGTGCTTGGAGTTATATCTGTGGTAAACAACTATATAGATCATTACAAGGATTTTTTGGAAGAAATGTTGAAGCATTAATAGAAAAAGGAGTTTTTAGAGGTAATGGTAAAGTAGATTGGGATAGATATACTGAATTATTAAATGAATTTTATAGTACATGATTGGGATAGATATACTGAATTATTAAATGAATAAATTATGAAAATAGGTACTAAAAGTCTCCTTTTTGGAGTACATCAATTTATTATTCATCCTATTTGTGTAGCTATAGCTTGGTGGAAACTTTATGGTTTTCCTAATAAAATACAATATTGGGTAGCTTTTATAGTACATGATTGGGGATATTGGGGAAAAGCTAATATGGATGGTAAAGAAGGTGAAGAGCATCCTGAATTGGGTGCTAGGATAATGCATAAATTATTTGATAAATGGTTTATTAATATTTGTGGTAATAAATATCAAACTAAAATTTGGTATAATTTTACTCTTTATCATTCTAGATTTTATGCTAAAGCTAATAATCATCCTATATCTAAACTATGTATAGCTGATAAATATGCTTTTACTATTCCACCTAAATGGTTATATATTCTATTAGGTACATTAAGTAGAGAAATATATGAATATATGCACAAAGGTAGAAGTAGTTTATACTTTCATAGTAAAAGTGCTTGGTATGATTATATATATGCTTTTATAATTAATTGGGTTAAAGAAAATAATAAATTTTAAACTATGATTATAGGTGTTAGTGGTAAAATAGGAAGTGGAAAAGATACTGTTGGTAAAATAATACAGTATCTTTGGATTTTAGAAAATCAGCATATATTAAAACTTCTAAATCTTAATCCATTTGAAAGTCTAATAGAACGTAACTTTCCTTTTAATAATTATTCTACTTGGCAAATTAAAAAATATGCTGATAAACTTAAAGAATGCGTTAGTATTATTACTGGTATTCCTAGAGCAGATTTAGAGAAGATTGAAGTTAAAAATAGTGATTTAGGAGATAATTGGGAAAGATGGTATAATTATCATTATAAACTAAAAGGAGAAAATAATCCAAAAGGTAAATTAGATAATTATTGTGCTACAGAATTAGAAGTAGAAAGACAACATGATAAATGTTCTAATTTTGTAAGTGGTCACTGTTTTGTAAATGAACGAGTAACTGTAAGAATTTTTCTTCAAGAACTTGGTACTGAAGTTGGTAGACAAATACATCCTAATTTTTGGATAAATGCTTTGTTTACTGATTACAAAGAACAACATCATTCTGTAAATTATGGAACAACTGATAATGGTGAAAGAATTCCAATTAGTACAAACATTACTTTTCCTAATTGGATTATTACTGATGTGCGTTATCCTAATGAATTAGAAGCAATAAAAAATAGAGATGGAATTATAATTAGAGTGAATAGAAATTCAGCTCCAGTTAGTAAAAATTTAAAATTAGTAGATAATTCATTTGTCAATGAACATCTTTCTGAAACTGCTTTAGATAATGCTGAATTTGATTATACTATTGATAACAATGGTAGCATTGAAGAATTAATTGAGAAAATTAAAACAATCTTAAAAATAGAGAAATTGATATAAATGCCTTTGGCGGCTTTGTAAAACCTAGTATTATTATGGATAAACAAACAATTATTAATACGATCTTTTCTCTTAGTAGCATTATTGATGCACTAAATAGAGCAGGTAAAAAAAAAGATGAAATTGATAAAGTTATGCCAAATGAGTGATTTAGAATATTATCTTCAAATAGAAGATGATAAATATAAATGTAGACCAATATTTAAGATAGTAAATAAATTATCTATTACGTTTCCTAAAATATTATGGGGAAATAGTAATAGATATGAATTAATACTTATTTTTGCTATTGGTAGAATTTTAGATGCCCTTAATAAAAGAGATTTTAAAGATAAATATAGTATATTAGAATTACGAAAAGAAATAAATAGTCTTGATAAATCTCATGAACGTCCTCTAACTAATATTAAACTTAGTGAATTAGAAAACGATATAGTTGAATATTGTACTAAAATTAATCCTATATGAGCTTTGAATTAATTATTAAATGTAAATCTAAACAACAAGCTATGGATATAGCTGCACATTTTGAAGGAGATAGACCTAGTGAAGAATTTCTTAATGATAGATTGAAAAGAGGTTCTAAAGCAGTTATTAATAATGTAGATATACATTATGAAAAAGACTTAATAATTATTAATATTAAATAAATGAAACTAATCAAACCTTCTGCACATATTGTGCCTTTAAACCCTGATCCTCTTAAACATATCGAAGCTATTGCTAGAACATGTTATAAAAGTGAAGATAAGATTACAGATGAAAGTGCTCCTAAATTTGTAAAGATGTTATATGATAGAGGACATTATGCAATGCTTGAATTTTATCCTTTTTATTTTCACGTTGATGTTAATCTTACACGTCAATTATCTCATTTAAATCAACTTCCTACAATAAACGGTGATTTTAAATATTATGATAGAGGTACGACCACTGTTACAGCTAGTTGTAATTTACGTACTGTTATAATGTTGAATGAATATGATAATTCTTTAAGTGATGAGATTACAGCAACTTATCCTAATTTACAATTTCTATTTAAACAAAATAACGTAGAATATACAGGTGCAGCATTAAATGATATTATTGAATTAGATCTTCAATATGAAACTGTACGTTTTATTACTAATCGTGGTGTTACTCATGAATTAGTTAGGCATAGGATGTGTAGTTTTGCACAGGAAAGCACTAGATATTGTAATTATGGTGGAAAGAATATGGAATTTATACTTCCTAGTCATTTTGAACAAGACCATATATCTAAAGAACCATCACACAGTTATTTAGTTTGGCTAGATACTTTAATTGATGCTGAAAGTATATATAATACATTACTAAAAGATAAACAAACTCCACAACAAGCTCGTGGTATTCTTCCTAATGATCTTAAAACTGAGATTGTAGTTCAAGCTCGCTTATCTGAATGGAAACATATATTTAATCTTAGATGTGCTAAAACTGCACATCCTGATATGCAAGAAGTAATGATTCCATTAAGAGATAAATTTATTCAGAAATATCCTAATTATTTTGAAAATGGCAATATTTAAGAAAGACTTATTTGATGAAATACAATCACTTTGTGATATGGACGATCATGAACAGATATTTAAATATATATTTGATTATCTAAGTGTAAGTGATTGTGCTGCATTGGTACAACATATTAAAGAAGAAAAAGGATTAATAACTAATAACGATAATGAAGATGAATAGATTTTATGAATTATTAGAATCAGTTTCTAATTTATTTGATAAAAGAATAGGAATTAAAGATAGAAGTAAATTACGTAAATTAGTAAGTAAATTTACTCCTAGACAAAAACGAGATGAAAAAGGTAATAAAATTTATTACAAAGTATTTAATAAGCAACAATTAGTTGGTACTTTAATTAGAGTTAATAAACACTTAGCTTATAGAGTTATTAAAGGTGTTGAACTAAGTGGTGATGGTAGAATGGTTGATGGTAAACATGAATTAATAAAAGTTAAACTTAGATAAATAAAACTATGGCTACATTAAAAATTACAGGACTTAGCAAATTACAAGCTAATGCAATTACTATGTTATTTGAAGATCAAGATGAAATAATTGAACTTATAAATGATAAATTAACAAATAATGATTTATCACCAATTCAATTAGATAATATTTATTATGATGAAAATGGAGATGATATAATAACATTAGTAAATAATGATGAAGATGAAGATGAACCTGGATATGAACCAGAAGATTGTGAATGTAGAGCAGAATCAGAAGCACAAGGGATAGAATATGAAAAAAACTTTACTCCATCTGATGATAAAACTTTCTGGATTTGTGATAATTGTGGTAGGCATCAATAAGTCATGAGATTATTTGCACGTGATATTAAGGGCAATATTAAAGAATGGAATATTGCCCTTCTTACCAATACTGAAGCAAAAATTAGTACTGGTAGATTAAATGGCAATCTTATTGAAACTATAATTGAATCCCCCCATATAGAGAAAGAGATTGCTAGTAGAATTGCTAAAAAGAGAAAAGAAGGATATGTTAGTTTAGATGATCTTAAGTATACACCATATACTAATTTAACTATCAATTCATATCTAGAGTCTAATCTTCCTATATTTAATACAGATCATAATAACAATCTTAAACCTATGAAATGTCAAAAGTTTCAAGAAGGTAAGATTACATATCCTGCTATTGCTCAACCTAAACTTAATGGTCTTCGTTGTGTACTTCGTTGGGAAACAAATGAACTTGGTGAAGGTATGTTTAAATATAAACACGAAAGTGCTAAATTAAGAACCAAAGAAGGATTAGAGTATCATATGCCTCATATTACAGATGGTTTGTCTAAACATTTATTTGTTACAGCAGATGGTACTGATTTAGCATATGATGGTGAATTATATTGTCATGGTATGGGACTTAATAAAATAAAAGCTAGTTGTCCTATGATTAATACCAGAGGTACACTAAGTAATCCATCTGAAGATCCTAGTAACATATCGTTTCATTGTTTTGATGTTGCTATACCAGATGTACTACAGTATGATAGATTATTTTTTAGAGAAGAATTACGTAATCATAATAATATTCATGTAGTAGGTCATATATTTGTACATTCTGATGAAGAAGTTTTAGCATTTAGAGATCAATGTATAATTGGAGGATATGAAGGATGTGTAGTAAGAGATATACATAGTGAATATGCATTTGGATTTAGACCTAATTTTATACGTAAATGTAAAAAATATCTAGATTCTGAATTTCTTATAATTGATCTTATACCAAAGCCTACAGATGATAGTCTTCCATTATTTATTCTTAAAAATGATATAAATGATGAAACATTTGAATGTAATCCTACTGGTGATTGGACTACACAACGTGAATGGATGGAAGATAGATTAAATCTTATAGGTAAATGGGCTACTGTTAAATATATGGAACGCAGTGGTGTTAAGAAAGTTCCTTTTCATGCAAATGTTATTACAATTAGAAATAAGAAAACAGATGGATAAAATGCAATTTCTTTGTGGTCGCAGTCCTACTAAACAATGTGAATTTATAGATACTGCAAGTATGACAAAAATAGAATGTGATGTTTGTATTTATACAAGATCGTCTATTCCAGAATATTGTTATAATGAATGTGGTAAAATGAATAGTGAACTATGTAATACGTGTCCTATGTTAAATCCTGAATTATGCAAAAAGTAACTAAAGATTTATTTCTAAAACTTAAAGCACTTAGACCTTCAGTTCATGCTGTTAGTAGTTATTATGGTATTCATTGGAAAGATGATAGATCAATTGAACAATATTATCTAGAAATTCCTAATAAACACATTACGTTTAATACTGAAAAAGAATTACAAGATCACCTTAAAACATTAATTGCTAGTACAGCTAGTGATTTAGGCTTTAGATTTCCTGAGACTACAAGTAAACTTAAAATTGAAACTGGTATTAAAACAGAAGATATGAAAGATTAATTAAAAAATCTTATTTATATCTTTATTTACAAGTTTATTTGTAATCTTATTTAGAACAGAAATTAATTTTTACTAATTAATTTCTGTTTTTATTTGCATTTCTCAATTAATTTGTGTAAATTTAATAAGTAATACTAATGCTATTATGAATAAATATGTAGTTGGTTTTATATTTTTGCCTGATAAAAGTAGAATTGTACTTATCGAAAAAAAGAGACCTGCTTGGCAAGCAGGATTGTATAATGGAATAGGTGGTCATATTGACGAAAATGAAGAACCTATTGATGCTATAATAAGAGAAGTTAATGAAGAAGCTGGAATTGAAACTAGAGAAGAAGATTGGAATTGTTTTGCTGTTGGTACAGAAATTGAAAGTGGTGATATAATTTACTTCTTTAGTTGTTTTAATGAAATATATAAACACGCATATACAGCTGGAGATGAAGTTATTGTATTAATAGAAATCAAGTATTTATTTCAAAATAAATATCTAATTCCTAATCTAAATTGGCTTATTCCATTAGCATTAGATGAACAAAATTGTATGGCTAAATTTAATTTTATGTTAAATACTAAATGTAATTCAAATGAGTAATGTTTTTACTATCGTAAATGAGTATGATGCTCTTTTACAACAAATTGAAGAACTAGGCGGAGAAATAACACCTGAACTTGAAGAACAACTTGTTATTAAAGAAAAAGAAGTTGCTACTAAAGTACGTGCTTACTATTATGTGATTAAAACTTTAGAAAGTCAAATTGGATTAGCTAAAGGTGAAATTGAAAGATTAGATGGTGTAATTAAAACTAAAGAAAATGTTATTAAACGTATTAAAAAATACGTTGATTTAGCATTAGAAGTATTTGGTACAATTAAACCTAGTGGTGCTAAAGGACTTGATTTACGTGATCTTAAAGTTTGGCAGAAGAAAACTATTGCTTTAAATATAGTAGGAGATATTGATGATGCTAGATTTTGTGAAAAAGAAATTAAGTTTGTGCTTTCTTACAATGATGCTAAAGAATTATTAGAATATATTGATAAATATCAATCTGTTCCAAACGCATTTGCTCCACTTATTTCTATCAAAGTAATTAAAGAAAAAGTTAAAACTTGGTTATCTGAAAGAGAAGTTGAACAAACTAATAAAGATATAAACGATGCTGATGATAAAGTCATTAAAGCTGCTAATCTTGTTCATAATAGTACAGTTATATTTAAATAACCCCTTTAAAAAAGAAATATGAGTAAAACAGAGTTTATTAAAAATCTTAATGAGCATTATACTGCAAATCGTATAGATGCTTGTATTAATTTCATGCATTCTGTAACCAAATTAAGTATTAGTATGTGTGCTAAGATTATACGTAATTTATGGGGATGTAGCGCACCTAAGAAATTTGGTACTAATGTATATAACTTGTTAGAAACTACCGCTAATGATGTAGAATATATGCCATTAGTTAGAAAAGATTGTAGTGTTTATTTGATTTATCCAGATGAACACGCTGCTGCATTTGCTTTATATAAACTTAAACAAAAATAAAAGATGGCAGATAATATTAATTTTAGTCGTTTTACACAAACACATTCGTTTGTTAGTAAAATTGAACCTGCTTGGCATAGAAAAGGTACTATTCTAGATCATGCTTTTACAGCAGAAGAAGCTATTAAATATGCTAATTTAGGTTATGTAGTTGACAAGGCAGAACTATATGCTAAGTTTAGTAATGATAAAAATGATCCTAATAGAGGAATGTTAGTAGATAATTATTTTGCTACATACCGTACAGATAGTAGAGAAATATTTGGAGTTGTAGGTAGTAGATATGAAATTGTGCAAAATACGGATGCATTTGGTTTCTTTGATGGTATTGTAGGTGAAGGAAAAGCTATTTATGAAACAGCTGGTGCATTAGGTAAAGGAGAAACTATATTTCTTACTGCTAAACTACCTAATGATATTATACTTCCAGGTGATGATATTGTTGAGAAGTTTTTAGTATTAACAATGAGTCATGATGGTACTAAACCAATCACTGCATTATTTATTCCTACTCGTGTAGTATGTGCTAATACATTAGCTATTGCAATGGCAAATGGTTCACATAAAGTTACTATTAAACATACCCGTTCTGCTCATGATAGATTAAATGAAGCTAGAAAGTTAATGAATTTAGTAAATAAGAGTAGTGATGCTACTAGTGAAATCTTACATACTATGGCTAAGATTAGGATTAATGATGATCAATTAGGTAATTATATTAAACTTATCTTTTTAACTAAAGATGAAATAAAAAGACTTGCTGAAACAGGTGATCATCGTAAAGCAGAAATTCCTACTAGAACTATTGGTGTAATGACACAAGTATATGATTTTGCTAATAAAGGGGTAGGACAAAATATGGTGGCTACTAAAGGTACTTTATTTGGTGCATATAGTGGTGTAACTGGTTGGTTATTTAATAATAAAGAATATAAGAATGATGAAGTTAGGCTTAAAAATCTTATATTTGAAGGAACTGATTATAAATTAAATAATACAGCTTATAATTTAGCATTGTCGGCAATTAATAATACTAATATTTTAACTTTTTAATATGAAACAGATAGTAAGAGTTTACAACGAAAGTAACAATGAATTACCTAAATATGCAAGTGATTTTGCAGCAGGTGTTGATTTATATGCTAGTGTTCCTGGTTTATATAGGATTATTATACATCCTGGTAAAAGAGTTTTAATTCATACTGGTTTATATGTAGCTATACCAGAAGGGTATGAACTACAAATTAGACCTAGAAGCGGATTAGCATTAAAACAAGGTATTACTGTACTTAATACACCTGGCACTATCGATAGTGATTATAGAGGTGAGATTGGTGTTATTTTAATTAATCACGGTAATGAAGCAGTTTCATTTGGTAATGGAGATAGAGTTGCCCAAGCAGTTTTAAAGAAAGTTGAAACAATTGAATGGGAACTAGTTACAGGTAAAGATGGTTTATCAAATACACTTCGTGGTGAAGGTGGTTTTGGAAGTAGTGGTATTAATTAGATAGCGAACTGAGTTTTATTACTCTATTTAAATGTTGTCATAGTGTTGGTAGAAGGGAGATTAATAGTCTCCCTTCTTTTAAATTAAATAAAAAGTTATGTATTTAGATATATTACATAGAACAATAGGGCATCATATTGATGAACAAAATGCAAGTAAAAATAAAAAACCTATTATAATTAAACTTACTCCTATATTATATGAAAGTATTCAAGGAGAACTTAATACTGCTTTTAAAAGAAATACTGATTTGCCTATAACACAAGTTAAATATACAGAGTTTATGGTATATGATCGTACTATTACAATTGAACTTAATACTGCTTTGGATATTCATTTTGAAAGAGAATTGGTAACTGAATTAGCAAAGTGCTATGCTCCCAAATGATGTATCAAATAGTTATTCAAATAGTGTTATTATTTCTGTATGCTCTGGAGAATTGAATATTTTAAGGTGAGCATGGGGAAAGGTACAGAATAATTAATCAGACAGCTCAAAATTATCATTAACATTATTACTATCTTTATTTGTAATTCAAATTTAAAATGAACACATTCAATTTCACAAATAAAACTACTACACCTATTCAGAGTAGTACAAAAGGTGGTATCAGAATACCTATTTATAAGAAGATTAGCACTAATTTATGGCACGATTTTTCTAATTTGAATTTTCCGGGTGTCTTTAAGATCGGTTCTGCAATTAATAAAAATGAATGTATAATTGATAGTGATTATAATATAACACTTAAAATTACCAGACATCTTAATACTTTAATTAGAGGTGATCATTCTGTAATTAGTTTACAAGAATGGTTTAATACACATGGAATTGATGCGATTGATATAAGTATGCTATGTAGATGTCCTGCTAATTATGATTATTTTAAAGCAGAAGAGTTGAAATATATTAATCAAATTAGACCTTTATTTAATAAAGACATTCCTGCTATTCCTGAACGTGACGCAATTATATTAGATAAACGTAAGAAAAGTAAACCTATTTATGTTATTATAGATCCAGAAACAGGTGAAGTAACTAGAATAGATAAAAACAAGGAAGTAGTTAAAGTTCCAATTAGAACTACAGTAAGAAATGTAAGATTTACTTAATGTAGGAAGTATTAATTAAAAAAGAAAAGCCGTACTAGTAATTAAACTAGTATGGCTTTCTTATTTATTATCTCTATTTTATCCTCTAAATAGAATGTAGTATTTATTAAATTTATCAATTCGTTGTAGTTGCTGAACCTTATTTAAAATCGGCACTAGTTTTATAGCATTAACTTTAAGTTTACTATCTTTAGCATATATACCGCTTTGATAAATTCTTTGTTCATCACTAACGAATGGATAACTCACTAAATTAGCAAAAGTTTTATATATATCAATAGCTGCACTCTGAACAGCAGCAGGTGATTTTAAAATCTTTTGTCCTTCATTAATAAGTCCAAATGGAGTATAAAACATTAATTCACTAAGTAGTCTATCTACCTGATATACAGTAAAATCATAACCATAATAATTTTCATCATCATCATCATCTGGTTTAAGTGATTTAAGAACAAATCCAGCAGCAAGAACAGCACATAGATAAACCATATCTAATAATGCTCTTCTAACATTACCTTGTTCAAAATCATCTAATGTATTCCAATATAATCTAATATTAGTAGTAAAATGACTAAAATCAGATAATAATCTAGAAATCATATTCCTAAATTCAATTTCTTTACCGTTTTCGTCATATCTATTTCTACCTGATGTACCTTTAAGAAATTGAAATAAACTAACATAACTACCTTTATCCCATTCATCTCTACTTTCAGTCCAATAACTACTACCAAATTTACTACCAAATCTTTTATTCCAACCAGGACGCATAAACTTCTTAAATTGCATAATCATTTTACCCATAGCTCTCCTACCAAGAATATTACTATCTTCTCTATTGTAGATACCTTGTTCTTTTTGAACTACTTTAAGTACAATAACTTTAAATGCATCTATTTCATGTTCATCAAGTTTAACATCACTTTTAAGTTCAGCAATACCATCCTGATTTAAAATAAATGCATCAATAAATCTAGGATATTTATTAAATTCTTCAACTGCTGTACTATCAAGTTTCTTACGTGCCTCAATAAATGCATTTTGTTGATTTAAGGGGAGTGACAGAATAAAATCTCTAAGATAATCTTTTTTAGTTTCTTTAAATTCTTCGTCTCTAAAACGATTACTTATATAATTATTTAGACGTTCTTTTTGTATATCAGATAATATTTCATTTAATGCTTGTCTATAATTATTATATTTATATTTAGCTAATGAAACAATTTTACCATTTATAATACGATGTTGATTAAGCATAGCAAATAATGTAGTATTTTGTAGATAATGTTCACCAATATCATTCATAAAATACATACTATTTGTACTTAATAAATCTTTCTTTAACATTCCGCTAGTATAATCTTTTTCATTAGTATTTTGAGTTATATCAAAATATTTAATTAAAGCATTAGTTAATGTACCTGATTTTAATTTACCTAGTGTATTAATCATATCAGGAATAGCTGCAATATACATTTTATCTGCTTTAGTTAAATCGGCATTATTGAAATACCACCCAGCAACAGATTCAAGTTGATTTTGTATTTTACCAAATACAATGTTATTTACACCAGCAGTAATATTAAACCACATATTTTTAGCAGAAGAATATTTAATCATAATTTTAGCTATTTTGGTAAAAGTACCTTCATCTATATCAAAATTACCATAATAAATAGCTTCAATCCATTCTGCTAAATGTTTTTCTAAATTAGTACCTTGACCCTTTTTAGTACCAATTACTGTTTTATCTAATGTTCTACCTGCTAATTTATTTTTTAATAATTCATTTTTACTATTTCGTTTATTAAAATCCATTTGACGTAATCTATGTAATGAAGCATCTATATCAAATTTCATACCCATTTTAGCTTTATATATATTAGCTTCTCGTATAAAATTAGAAAATACTTCATATAGATTATAGTTAATACGTTTAGCATTTAATTCAATATTTTCAGCACGTATTTTTTTATTTTTATCACGAACTTCTGCTAATGAATTAAAACTACCTCTACCAGCTTGTCTTATATCATTTAATACATCTTTTTCATAATCTTCTAGTGTTTCATTAAATCGTCTATCTCTAAACTTAATTTCTTCCTCACGTCCTAAAAATTGAACCATTGGAATACCAAGTATATAAACAAGTTCATCATTCATACCGACAAATGAATCACTTTTTTTATTTGCAGCATGACTTTCATACCATGCTTCAAGTTTTTCACTGATAGACATATTCTCTTTATCAAAAGCAGACATAGTAGGAATAAATCCATCATTCAATATAGTTTTTCTACCAAAGTAATCAGTATATTTACTAATTATTTCAGTAAGTTTACTATAAATAGGATCATCTTTAATAGCTTTCCATTCAGGATTTATATATTTATCAGAAGGAGTTTTAAACATACTATCTCCCATTCTAACATATGTTTTATCTCCTTTCTTAATGAAATTACGCTTTTTCCATTCGTTAAATTCATATTCAATTAATTCTTCTTGTTTTTGACTTATAACTTTTTGAACTTCTTCATCAGAAACAGCAGTAATTTCATTATCCCTAAACCATGCAAGAGCACCATTTATATAACTAGGTGTACCTTTACCGTAAGTTTTAGTTAAATATCTAAATCTGTTAGCTTTATCAGTATAATATTGTTCCCAATTATATTTTTGAACTAGTTTACCTGTACGTTTACCATTTTTAATTTCAAGATATTTAATAAAATCGGCTTCAGTAATAGCAGTTAAAGGTTTACCTAATTTAGCAATAAGTAAATTTTCAAATTCAACTATATCTACATTACCTTCTCTTTTACCTTTATTCATAGCTATACTGAATTTTTTTACTAAATTAGCTACAAATGCATTGTTAGTATCAGATAATGCATCTAACCATAGTTGAACGTAACTTTCATCATCAGCTACTTCAAATATCTTACGTAAACCATCTAATATTTCAGGATTACTTGTATAATTTAATAATTCAGCTTCATAATAACTTTCTAATAATTTATTAAATTTATTATTAGCATTATCTATTTTAGTACTTAAGTTTTGTAGTTCTTTAATAAGATTATTAATTATACGTTCTTCTTCAATAAAATTATCTCCATCTACAGATGTAAGTTCTTTAATATGAACCCACCCCTTTAAAAAAGAAAGTGCCTTTGACATAAAACCAGTAAATTCTTTTCTCTTAATAGGATCATTTATTATATCAGTCATATTAGCATTTTCATACTCATCTAACCGTATAAGTAAACCACCTTTAAATTTATTATCTGGTTTAGAAAGTAATACATTACTTGCATATTGTAATGTTGCAGTAAGAGCAGTAGCAAAATTAGCAAGTCCTATTTCTGTAATTTCTCTTTCTAATCCTAATCCTTTAAGCATATCAAATAATTCTTTAGCTTGTTTATTAGCTGTATTAATTCTTATAAGATTAGGAAGATTACCATATATTCTCTTAATAAGTTGATCTGCTGTATTAATTGCATTATTAACTGATTGAACAGGAGAAGAAGTATAAGAAGAAAATTTAATGGAAAGTTGAGGATTATCTGGATATAATTCATTTAATATTTCAGCTAATGCTCTTGCTTGATTTATATTACTAGTTGCAAATTTATCAGTAAGTACTTTATTTCTAGCATTAATACTTAGTTCACGAATTAATTCAGGATTTTGTTTAGCCCATTCTCTCCAAGCATTAAGATATGCATTCCATTGTTGTTCTCTAGTAATATTACCTAATGCTGGTTTACCTTTACCTTCCTTAATACTTAAATATCCTTTTACACTTACTTGATAATATTCTTCAATAGACATTTTATGAGTAAGTGTACTTAACTGTCCAGTTGTATCATGTAATTGTTCTAATTGTGCACCTGGATTTAAAATAGCATAAAATGCACTAAATCTTTTATCTCCTGCACTTGATACTTCATATGATTTAGTAGAATATCTTGACCATGTATAATGAGTTCCTTTAGTATTTATATCTATTTCTTCTTCTATTCCACTAGCATTATCATTAGCAACTGCATTATCTAACAATTTGTCAATAGTACCAATGTATTTATATTCAAATTGCTGTAAATCATTAGCAGCATCTAAATGATTGTCATGAATATAAGATATATCCCAACCTTCTTTTGCACTCCATTCTTTTCTAGCAGCAAGTGTACTTAAATCAATCTTATGTGGAGTTCTAGTAATTTGTATATATTCACTAGTACCTTGTAATCTAACAAATTGACCTATTTTAAGTTTTTCCCATTTTTTAGCTTCATTACCGTGTCTAGTAGTAGCAGTTCTATGACCGGCTCTAACTAAATCTAATGTAGTAGTGTATTCTTTAAGTTCGTCTCTAAACTTACCATCTTTAATACTCATATTCATAGCAAGATCGTTAGGATATACATTTTCACTAATTATATCTTTTTCACGCATCTTACTAATTAATTCCCTATATATTTCATCAGATGCTATAACAGTACCATCTGGTAATTGATTATTATTTGGAAATATACTTTTAGATTCAACTTCATTTTCATTTAATTTAGGAACAGGATAATAATAATATGTACCAGTTATTTGATCATTTTCATCAATATTAACATAGTCAATTACTTGTTTAAAAACAATCCATTCTACTTTATCTTTTTCTCTAATTTGAAGTTTAATGAATTTGGCTTTACGTACATTATTCCATGCTCTACTTGTATTTATATCATTCCATTTATTAGCAGGAATAGATATTATTCCATTGTTATTTGGTCTAAATAAAGGTAATTGTATATTTACTTCATCTCCTTGAAAATCACGAATTTTTGTAAATTGTGCTTCTTTAATTACACCACCATCTGGAACAAGTAAATTATTTCTCCAATTAGTACGCAATATCATATCAAAATAATCAATTCCAAATAATGAAGCAATTAATTCATTTATTTCATTTTCTTTAGCTAATGTAAGTTTATTTGCAGTAGCTATTCTAAGTTTACTTTCTAAATGACTACTTAAATTAATTCCTTTTTCATTATCTGTACCTTCAATAAATGCTTCTGTACTATTTGAAAAAATACTAACAGGAAGTAATTTACTATATGAATTAAAACCAAATGTAAAACCAGATGTTAAATATTCGTATTTAACTAAATTTCTAGCAAGTACTCTTTCATATATATCATCACTATACCATAATGTAGTAAACGACTCAGTCATAGCATTTGGAATATCATTAGGTATTAAATTAATTAAATGATATCCATTTCTTTCTATATCTGTAATTAGTAATTTAGTATCTAAATAATTTAAAATATGATTACTATTATAATTACGTTGATCTAATAATAATTTAATTTGATTAGCTGCACTAAGTTCTTCAAATGCACTTATATTAGTTAAATCTCTAGTATTTACTTTTAAATTTACATCAGTATTAATACCAAGAATTCTATGTTTTTCTGTAGTATTCATAGTATTTAACCAAGGTAAATCTTTAATAGCAGCAGTAGTTAGATATTTATTAATTCTATTACTTAACTGTTTATCATATTTAACTTGATTAATATAATTAAATATTTCAGATTTGATATATTTTACTACATCTGTTTCACTTAGAAAATAATTACTAAATGCTTTAAGACTTAATAAATTAGAAAATGTTAAAAATTGTTCTAGAATAGGATAAACACTTTCTTTATTTATTCCGAAATATTTAGGATAAATAGCTACTGCTGCATTAGTTGTACCAACATCTAATAGACCACGTTCTGCAAATCTATTTATACTATATTCTAGTGAATTGGTAGTAGTAAATGTAGGTCCAGCACCAATACTATCAGTATTAAAAATATTTACTGCATCTGTAATTGTTTGTGCATAATGTTTATATACTTTAAATGTTTCAAGTAATTGTAATTGATAACGTATGTGTTGTTCTAATTGTTCTAATCTAGCTTTATCAGCATTATCGCTTTTTAATATTGCATCTATTTCTTCTGCTGTAGTTGTATTTAAATTATCGAACAATCTATTAAATTCTATATTTATAGGTGTGTTATTTTTATATCCTAATATACCATATAAATAAGATTGTGCTTCATCACTATATGGAATAAATATATTTTTACCTTTACTAATTTCATTATCCCAAGATTGTACAGATTTACCTGTACGTTTATTTATAAGTTTATATAAAATAGTTTGATATTTAGTTTTAATAATACTTATTTCTCTACCACGTTGAATAGTATGTAAATTATCAAAAAAGAATTCACTTAATTCACGTACAATAGGTTGATTAATTAATGTAGTAGATACATCATAAGTAGAACCAATACTAACTAATAATTTCCAAATAGGAAGAGTATATTCATTAACATTATTAGGCAATGGTTTCCTACCTGCATCCAATACGTTAGCTGTAATTTGTGCAGAATATGTATCTATATGTTTACCTAAAACGTTAACAAAAGTATTAGCAGGATTATTAGTTAAATATCGATGTGTTACAATTGCATATTCTTTATTATTACGTGTCTCAAATCTAACATCCTGTTTGTAGTTTTTAATTAATTCTTTTTTATCTATTTCATTAGTAATTTCATATTCAATAATAGGTAATGTATCTAAAACAGTACCAATAAATGGACTATTTCTATCAATATTATTTGCTAAAGTAATTCTAGCAATTTGAGCAATAGCATTAAACCTATCAATAGAAATAGTAGTTCCTTTTAGATTAACACTTTGTTGTGATTTATCTCTATATTCTTGCTGACCAGCGAATGTAAGAATATTACTATTTTTACTAAATGGAAATAATACTTTATTTATTTTACTATTTATTTTTTGAATATCATCAAAACTAGAAGTAAAAATAGTTTCTAAAAAATGTGCTGGATTAGTGAGAATAGAATAATATATATCTACAATCTGATTTTCTCTAGCACGTTTAGTATTTTGTGCTGAAATACTCCAATTTTCAATTATAGCTTTAACTTTATTTTTCAAAGCTATATATTCAGGTGTGCTTTTATAATTTATAAATGCTTCTCCGAAATCAGATTGCGTTTTAGCAAACAATTCTTCATGTAAATCAGTAAGATTATAAAGTAAAATTCGTTTGTTTTTACCTTTTGATTTAGTAAGTTTAATTTCAATATCACGAATTTTATTTACTACTTGTGTTAATCTAGCATCATTTTGAATATAATTATTTAATTCAGTATTTTGTTCTTTATATTGTTTTATTAAATTATTGTAATCTGTTAATATAGAAATAATAGTACTTACATTATGTTCTTGCGATAATACGTGAATTAAATCTTCTTTACTGTCTAATATTGCAGTTACTCTATTATTTAAATCATTTTCTGTAGTACCTGTTATATATTCAATAGTTGATATTTTATCAGATTTAACACCATCTATAGTTTCATATTTACGTTGTAAATTATACAACATACTGTATACAGTATCCATATCAAAGTCAGAACCTGTTTGAGTAATAAATTCATCAGGTAATACTATAGCAGGACTGTTACTATCTGGTAAAAAACCAACTACTTTAAAAACATACATACTATATTTAGCTTCAGTAGGAATACGATAACCTATCATAGTCCTTACTTTATCTGGTATAGTATTAATATCAACTAGTTCACCCTCTTTATAAAAATATTTACTCCATCTAGGAAGTAATACTTCTGCTTCAATTATTTTTACACCATTTTCATCAAATGTTATATTTGATCGTAATTTAAGATCATTGCGTGAAGTAATTTCATTATGCCAATTTATTCCAGTAGTATTTTCAAGTTCAGATTGTTTTACTCCTTTCTTTTTATTCATAAATACAGATGACATCTGAGCAGCATGAACTCCAGGAAATTTCTGATTTGTAACACCGTTTGTAATAATACTTGTTAAAAGATTTTCAAATTTATTTACAAAAGGACTAAAGAAAATAGGAAGATTAGCATAACCATTATTACCTATATTTAATGAATATACTACGTTTTTAGGTAAACCTCTATTTATTGCTTCTTTCTGTAATACTTCTAATATCTTTTCATATTCTATTTCACCTACAATGTTACCATTATTATCAATACTAACATCAAATGGTAACATAGTCTTATTTGCACTATGCCATATATTATTATTAAGTAAATCAAAATATTGAGTTTTTAAATCTTTACCTAATGTTTCAACACCATTTATATTATATTTAGTATTATCATTTATATTTAAAATAATTTTCTTTGCTATCTGTCGTCCTAATGTATTTACTTCTTCCAATATATGATCTGGAATTTCTAATTGCATATGAAGTCCTTTGTAATTATAAGGACGTTTACCTAAAGTAAGTTCATTAATAATATCGTTATCATCTAGTAATTTACCTTTTTTATCTGTTACAGTACCTATATGTAATGAACCTACTTTTTCAGCACTTGCAAAATTAAGTTGTCCAATTCCAACCTGTTTCATTAATTTATTAATAGTAGAAAGATCTAGATCTTTAATTAAATCAGGAGTTAATACTATTTCTGCATTTTTAATTTGAACAGGAACCATTTTCTGCAATTCATGTGAATATTCAAAATCATAAAAAAAATTCTTTTGAATAGCAGCAAATTTAGAAATTTCATCTCTATTTAAAGGTGCTTTATCTCTAACTTTGTCAATAATATCTTTATATGAATCATATAAACCAAAACCTTTAATTCTATTTATAAATTCTTCAAAAGTTATTAAAGATACTGAGTCAGCACTATCATTTCTTAGATAAGGGGATGTTATATTATATATCTTTAATTCTATAGCAGATAACTTAGGTATATTATTATCTATCTCTTCATCAGTGTATACTTTATTAAGTTTATTTATACGATATGTAGTAGTACCATCTGGATCTAATATCTGATGTGTCATACGTACTAATTCATTATATATTTTAGATTTTAAAACTACATCTGATACAGTACTAGCATAAAATACACCAGGATTACTGTTAGAAAGACCATTAGCCAATACTTCACCAGCACGTTTGTTTAAGTCGGTTTGTGATATATAATCGGCAATACTACCATGAAATAATCTAGTTTGTTCTATATTAAATAGATATGTATTTAAAGCATATTCTAATATAAATGTATTATATGTTTTATTTTTTAATAATTTATTAAGATTATCACTATAAACTACATCTCTATTTTCATTGCGTAAATAACTATTACTAATATAATCATAATATATGCCTAATTTAGAAATAGCTGTATTAGTTTGTTGCTGAATAAATCTAAGTACATAATTTTCTAATAAACTTTTAAAATTAGTACCATTCATATCACTAGATAGTGCAACAGCTAAACTAGGACTATTAAGTAAGTGTTCAGTAAATGATAAACCATTTAATTTAAAATCATTAAAGGTAGTCATTTTACCTTTATTTATAACACTCATATTTTGTAATGAAAATACATTACCACTATTAGCTAAATCAAGTTCTAATTCATTATTTTCATTTAGTTTAAATGATAAATAATTCTTATTTTGATTTTCATCTAATTTATAATGATAATATTTTTGAGTAGATGTACTTACATCTGCAATATTAGATTTTAATTTAACTTTACCATCTTCTATTATAACACTACCATCTTCATTTAATTCAAATAGAATTTCTTTAGCAGTTTGCATTGCAATCATTTCATCAATGACTACATTAAATAATGCTTTAAAAATAGGAGTATCTTTTATTTTATTTAATCTTTCTTCATTAGGTATATTAGCTGATAGAATACTATAAAAATTGTTATTTAATTCAATAATAGGTACTTCAAACAACATAGTATGTTTTCTATCAGATGGATTAAGTAAAGGCATTATAGCAGTTTCTTTACCTACTATTTCCTTTTTACTATTATATTTATATCTACCACCTGCAAGATAATAAACTAAACTTTTAAGTGTCCAATCAAATCTAGCTAAATCTGAATATTCAGTACCTTTATTATCATCACGATTTTTACTACCTTGATATACAAAATTCTTAAATATAGATAGATTATGTTTATTAATACTATTATATCCTAATGGTATTTTTTTACCTTTTTCTATAGTATAGTTTAATATACCACGACCTTGTTCAATTAAATTACTGTTATCTATACGATCCCCCCATAAAATAAGAGAATGCTGATTACTTGGAACAAGCGCATATTTAGAAAGAAAAGCAAATATAGATTCATCAGTACCATTACGTAGTTCTTCAAAGAAATTACTAATAAAGCTAGGATTTCTAGGATCGAATATTAAATTTCCTTTTGTATTAATAGAACTATGATTAAAATGATCTATTCTAAGAAATTTAACTACATCAGCTAATTCACGTAATCTACCAAATTGATTAAAAACTAATTTATTGTTTTTATTATAAAGTTCAATAAATCCATTAGCTTCTTTAGCAAATGGATCACTTTTAATATAAAGAAGTGGATTTAATAGTTTATTTATTATATTATTACGATTAAGATTATATTGATGCATTATAGTATCAACATCTATCTCAATACCTATTTTATCAAATAACATAGATAACTGTTCAGCAGTTTGATCAGTTATAACTGTAAAATTACGAGTTTGTACAAATAATGCTTTATATGCATCATTCCATTCTTTAATCCAAGTATCATTAAATATATTGTTTTCAGCTCTACTTATAATAGTTCCAATCCATTTATTAGCAGTAACATATGAAAATGAATTTCTATTACCACTATCTAAATCGATCTCATTACCTAAATAAGTAGTTCTATTTAAATCTATATATGAGTCAATAATAGCTTTATCATATTGAGTAAACCATGTATTAAGTAAATCTGGATCACTTTTAAGTTTTTGCCAAACTTGTAATAATGATTTACCTATTGGATGTTTACTATTAGATGCAAAATTAAATAGAATATCTAACATTTCTTGCTTATTTAAAGCAGTACTCATTAAATCTCTAATTTTACCATCTAATTCATTATAATTAAGATAGTTAGCAAACCCTGTTGGAGTTTCAATATTTGATTTAAATATATAATTACCTTGATTATCTATAGTAATATTATTAGGATCAATCTCAGGAGTAGTATTAATTAAATTTTTAATTCTATCACTAACTGTTAAAATAGGATGTTGTGAAATAGCTTGATTTTCATCCCAACTTTTAGATAGATATTCTACTTCATCTTGATAATCATCTATTTCATGAATATTATATCCATTATTTTGAGAAAGTTGAACTTTAAATAATTTCCAAAATGCATCATTATTTCTAACTTCATCACGAAGTTTAAATAATAATTCTTTTTGTGAATTAGAAAGTTGTCCTAATTCAGCCGCTTTACGACCTTTTCTACCTATATTAGCAAGTATATCTTGACGTATTTTATTCTCAGCAATATCTTTTACTTTAAGATTTTTATATTCATTACTAATTTCAATAAAAGCAGCTGTCATTAAACTAATAACATTTCTTTCTTCTTCTTCAGAGAAATTAGAACCTGTTTGTTCAGTATTAAGTGTAGAAAGATAAGAAGAAAATTTAATAGTTTGTAAATCACGTTCTTCATTAATTTCTACTTCCCACCAATCATTTTCATATTCATCAGTAATACGTTGTGCATTATATAGCTTTTTAAGAATATTACCTATACGATTTTCATAAAATGCTTCAATAGGTTTGAGTTTTTCTATACCTTGTGATTTTAAGTCTTGTTTTTCTTTTATTTTATTTTCTAATATATATTTAACGTTTTCATTATATAATTCAAAAGCTTCATTTTTAATAGTGTTATATCTATTATCAAATTCATTTTTAGTTATTTCTAACCCAGATTTATAATATTTATCACCTTTAACACTATGTGTTTTATAATAATGTTCTGTTAATCCATCTTCATTACTATCAAATTTATTAGGATTTTGTAAAGTTGGAAATTTATCAATAGTGGCCTTATCGTTTTGTAATAATTCAATTTCTTTATCAATTCTTCTTATCTCATCAGCAATAGTTCCATGTCCTTCAATCTTAGCAGCAGTTTCACCAGTAGGAAATACAACTTTTTTAAATTCACGTAAAGCACTATCTTGAACTATAGTTTTAATAAAGAAATTTATCCAATTACTTTCTTTATTAAGAAGTTGAAGAAATTGATTTTTAGATATATCTTGTTCAGTTAATACTGCATATTTATTAAAACTTTTAACAGCTTGTCCTGTATCAAAATATCTTCCTGCTTGTTCATTTGAAATAGGTTTTAATACAGAATGATATTTACTTGTACCGATAAAATTATCATCTTCATCATAATCATCAGTAATTTCTTGTTCAATTGTTTCTAAAAACCATTTTTCTTCATTTGTTTTAATTAAACGATCTCCATCAGATTCTCTTAAATCAAATATTTCTTCAGCTACTATTCCTGTTAGTATATCAATATCTCTAGTTTTCTGAAATTCAGATTGAACTTCAAGAATACGTCTAATATTAATAGTTTGTTGTACTCTTTCAGTATTTAATTCAAATTCTTTATCATATTCTTCTTTAGTAATTTCTTTTCCATCTTTAGTAAATTTTGATGTATTATTAACAACATCTATATCTATATTAATATTAGATATTGTTTCAGATCTAATATCACTTCTAAACCATCCTATGCTATTAGTAGGAATACCTCTTCCACCAGGATCTTGTGTAAAAGCAGCATGAGATTGCATAATAGGAACTATTTCAGGTGTTCTAATATCATATTCACGATAATTAGTTCCACCTGGAGCAGTTAAATTTTCATAATCAGCAGAAGGTAAGCTACCAACATGAGCAATTAATCCACCAGCACCATCATATTCTCTATCACTATAATCAAATCGTTTTCCTAAATTAACTTCAATAGAATAAGAAAGTGAACTAGATAAATTTAAAATAAGTTCATCTAAATTAACATCCTTAGTATTACTTTGTAGATTAAATAATTGTTTATAACTACTAAATCCACCTATTTCATTTAATGTTTTCTCAATAGTCCAATTATTTTTAGCACCTTTACTAAATATTTCTTTAGCTCTATCAGAACTAAGTAAATCAATTACTTTTAATCCTGCATTAATTGTATATTGATCTAAAGCAGGAGTACTAGTAAAAGATGAAAATTTATTCTGTGATTGTTGTTTTAAATAACTTTTTAATTCATTCATTGAATTAAAACGCATTCCCTTATATGTAGGTACACAAGCCATTATAATTGGAGTTTAAAGTTGAGTATAAATATTAGATAATTCTTTATGTAAATCGTTTATTCGTTCTTGTAATACTAATTCAAGTGCATCTTCTTCATTTTTACCTTGTTCAATTAATTTATTTACATCAATTATTAACAATGTTTTATCATCATTAGATAATGTACTACTATTAATTTTATCTATGACAGACATATCAAAAATGATTTAATTACCATCAATAATTCTTGTTCATCTTTTAATCCTATAAGTTTTAATGTAACAGTTTCTTCAGAACCATAATAAGGTATTTTATGTTTTCTAATTGTTCGTCTAGAATCAGCTATAATTAAATCTACAGTCCAATATCCATTTGTAGCAACAGAAGTTTTTTCTGCACTCCAATATCCTTCTGTTGCTATTTCTAATGTGTTCATAGTCTAGTAACTACAGTAGATGTAGCATCACTTTCTATATCTAATGTAATATTATCAGTAGTTCGTTTACCTGTAACTTTATCAACGGTCATAGGATTACCTGATACTAGTCCTTGTAGTTCATGAAGTTCACTTAATTTAGTAGCTTGTTCTGGTGTAAGTCCACCACCACCACCATCAGATGAAAAAGATATTGCTTGTACTGGCTGTTGATAATTAATTCTAACTACCCAACTACCTACTGTATTAACAAATGGATCTCCACCACCTTCAACTAGTAAAATACCGTCTATTATATTTAAGGTATGATTTGCTTCTTGTGGTCGTATTTTCCAATCATTTATTAAAAATGCATATATAGGTATTTTAGTTCCAGTAGATGGATCGATATCATTTCCACCTACTTGTGTTAAAGCAAGTGGATATTTAGAATTATCACTAGTTAAAAACCAATCAACCCATCTACTCCAAAGATCTCTAACACTTACTGTAGTAGTACCAGAAGTAAGAGTTATAATCTTAGTTGAACCATCTATCGAATATGCCATAATTAAACAATATATGCTCTATCTGTTTCTGCCGTAAGTGTTATAATAATACCTTTACTTTGACTTATAACACCAGTTGCTACTACTGGTTTAGCACTACCTGCATTACCAGCAATAACTGTTACAGGAGCATCTTCTCCTTCTGAACCAGCTCCTCTTTGATCATTATTAGTATAATCATATGTAAAGCTAATAGATCCTGCGGTTATAGTACCTACAATTGGATTACCATCTTTATCATTTACGGTTATAGCATTACCTGTACCATAATCATAACCTAAATTACTACCAGCATCATCATTAGTAAAGTACATTCTATAATAACCTGTACCACCTGAAGTAAGAGCAGCATTAAAATTAAGTGTACCAGCAGATGCATATGGATATTCTCTAGTAGCAGCACTATTATCATAAAATACAATACTGTTCAAATCAGCATCTTGTATGCCTTGTATTAATACACCACTACCACCACCAGCTGGGTTTGTAGGTATGTAATAACCACATTTAAGTGAAGGACCAACAAAGTTTAAAAGAAGAGATGCAGTTGTACCAATAACACTTGTACCACCAGATACAGCATTTATATTACCTGTCTGACGTAGTTGATATTGAATTTTAGTATATATTTCTTTAAGGGTGGCTGTAACAGGAGTTGCTCTTTGACAAGTAAAAGATAAATTAGAACCTGATGAAATTGTACCAGTAACTGTTATAGTAGTAGCAGTATTACTAACAATAGGAAATGAAACACCTGCGTCAGTACCTTCGTAAATAGTAAGAACACCGCCATTGTATGCACCAACTGTCATACCACCTGTTGCAGATGTTAATATAGAACCAGCACCAGGAGCTGAACCATCTATACCAGAATGTGTACCTACATCTATAACTATACCAAAGTTTCTACCTGTTGCACTTTCTATTGTACGAGTAAATGAACCAGAGAAATATTTAATATTTATTTCAGTATATGGTGATATAGTAGCTACATTAGCATCGGTATTTGTAATATCCAAATCAGCACCAACTGCAATAGGTAATGCAACTTTAAAAGCACCTGTACTAGTTTCACCTACATCTGTCAGAATAGCATCATCATATAAATAACTTTCTTCTCTACAAAACAATTTAAAATAAGTTCTATTATCAAAATTACCATTAGATGCATCACCATATACCTGTATTGCTTCATTTGGAGCATCATCATATGTAAAATTATATGCTGAACCACCAGAAGCTCTTTGATAATAAAATTGTGCTCCACTAGGAAAACCAGATGCAAGAGCAACCATACCTACATATTGTCTATTTAATACTCCAGCAACAGAATATTCACTCCATCCAGCATCTCGTATCATTTGTCTACAAACATCATCATTTGGTTTCCATCCATTATATGTACCACCAGGATCTTGTCCAAATATATACTGACCTGATCTAGCATCAAGTACGTTCATTGGAAAAGGATAAGGTTGATATGTAGCAGTAGTCCATAGATCAATAAATTTTGCCCATAATGCATTACCAGTAACACCATCTTTTGCTACTAGACTACCATACGGAGCAAGATCAAATGTCTTACTAGAAACATCTAACCATATATTTCCATCTACACCTAAATTTCCAGCTGACGAACTAACGATCAGATCATCTGGATCAATAATTTTAGCCATATTTCTTTTATGTTTATATTGTTATTAATTTATATAATATCTATCTACAACTTGTGCTATTGGAATACTTGTATTACTAGCAGTTAAAAGATAATTTCTAATATAGTAAGGATTGTATCCTGCTTTGAATATTCCTATATCTATATAAGTAGATGCTGCATATTGATAATTATATTCATATGTAGTACCACTATTACTTTGGGTATTTTCTAATTCAGTAGTAGTTCCTGCTTCTAATATAGATATATCACTACCATCGACAAGTCCAGTTAGTGTTAAAATAACTGGATTTTCAACAGTAACTGTAGCACCAGCTGTTCTTATTGATGGAGTAGATCCACCACTAATTGTTATTGTCATTGAACCAGAAGCAATATTAATATATATTGCTTCATTACCAGTTGATCCATCTGTTGCGGCATATCCACTAAAATCAAGACCTGTTAAAACTATATCTGCTGCTGTACCACCAATTTCCATAGCATGACCAGTACCAGCAGAAATAAAATTACTATTTGTAATATTTTCAGCATCAGCTGGAGAAGCAATTGTTATTTTAGAATTATCAAACATACAATCATCTAAAACAGCTGAATTTAAAGTAAACATAGGACAATCTATAAAAGACATAGAGCTTAATTCAACTGAACTACGTAATGTGACTGTAGCATTAACAACCGATGTACCAGCAAAATCTAAATCTGCACTTGCACTATGACTTGCATTAAATCTCCAATAGTAAGGGCTTTCTGATGTAAATACACAATTTGTAAAAGCAAGACTATCGCCAGATAAACCATAAAATTCATAACCCATATGATTATTATCTACATGGAAATCAAGATTAGTTGTCTCATTAGCTTTTTTAGGATACTGAAATACGTTTAGATTACAGCCTATAAAAGTTGCATCTGCACCGCCAAACTTAATCCTTGTCCATAACATACCAGTAGAACCAGCTACTTGAATAAGTGGTATATCAGAACTTCCTTTATTAATTGCAGTTACAAGATCATCAAAATTAAGCGGGTTAGATGATGTTCCACCAAGTATCTGCGATTCATTAAGTAACCATAATTGAGAAAAATCTAATTGTGTAGCACCATAATATCCTTGTGCTGCAAAATAAATATCATTTATAGCATTGTAAGCTATTGTACCACTAGTTGCATAACTAGTATCACTGCTCCCATTAACCTGTATTGCGAAGTTCTGCATATCCCAAGGTTTAGTAGTCTTTGCAAGCTGAGCACCAATAGTCCAAAATTTATAATCATTATCTGCATCTGCTATACCAATAAGAACTCCACCAGTAGAAGATATACCAGAATCAAGATAATCTCTAGGACTTGTATATTGCCACATACCAAATAACACACCACTACCAGCAGTAAAATCTTCTGCTGAGGTAAATGTTAATTCCTGTCCATATAAAACAGTTGTAGAAGAAGTAGCATTAAATCTTAATACACCATGAAAAGGATTATATCCAACGTCAGCACTATTTGTTGTATATGCAACATAAGTTAAAGTTTTTGCTCCTACAGTAGTTATATCAAGTGGAGCTACTGTTTTTAATGCTCCTCTATTAACAGTAGAAACGTTATTATTTAAAACAGATAAAAGAGTTGCAGGAAGATTACTATTACTTACATAAGGTGAAACGGCTGTATTATTACCATCATCTTTTATTGTAATAACTAATGCTCTTGTATCATCTGCTATTGTTCCAGCAAAGAATGACGGAACATATATAGCACCTGCTGTTTTTTTAAAGTCATACCCAACAACTATTGAGTTAGCTCCTGTATCACCACCAAATAATTGTATTATTCCAGGTAAAGCAAAAGTACCATATACAGCATCACCACCAAGACAGTGTATAACTAATTCATTGTTTTGAGTAGTTGTAGCAGACATACCTGTAAATGGAAGAGAACTATCATCAGAACCAGTTGCAGCTGCTTGATCTATCGCATCAGAACCATCAGTTGTAGAACCATCCCAATACTGTCCACGTATAGAAATTACTACACCTATACAAGTTTCACTTGTTAATGTAAAAGTAACTGTTTCAGAACTTGATGCAGCTCGTTTAGTATAAATACCAGTAGCATGTCCTGCTCCTAGAATAGTAGTAGCAGCAGACCATCCAGCAGGAGTTGTAAAAGCACTAGCTGTATCTTTATTTAAACAAGCTACAAGTAAATCACCTGCTTCATGAACAGGCATATTCATTACCATATTTGCTGTAGCAACAGTATAAATAGTAGTAGCGTGATCTATAATTCTTGCCATAATTAATCTGTTAAATAACTTATACCACCATAATGACCAAGTTTAATATTTCTATTGATCCAAATATCTCCACCTATCTTTCTCCATCTCATACCAAAAGCAGCATCTTCATGTACAAGTAATTTATTTTCATTATCTATATAAGGTGAATAATAATCATGTATAAGTATTCTATTAGGCCCATGTATTAAAGTAGTAACTTTATTAAGTTTTTCAAATACTGATTTTTTAATTAAATTAAAACCAGCACCAACATAATTTACTTTAGTTATTGGTTCATCTGTTGTTTCTTCACATGGATTAACACAAAGTTCAACTTTTTGCCATTTTTTTAATCTATAAGGAGCAGCTGCAAATTCAACATCCATATCTAATAATACTAAAACATCTTTTGGACGAAATTGTATATCTGCATCAATACAAAGTAAATGAGTATAACCTAAATCTAAAAAACTAGCAGCAATATGATTTCTTGTTGATGGAATAAATGATTCATTAGATGGAGTTATTATATCACAAGCTATATTTTTTTTAGTTAACAGTTTAGATAAAGAAAACAGAGAACTAGCTGTATAACTATGCATTTGTGCTCCATAACAAGGAACAGCTACTAATATACCTATTTTAGAATAATCCATATCTTATTTATTCTGTTTAGCAATAATAGTTTTCATATTACCATTATTATCTCTAATAATGTCAAAAGACCAACTATTTAATTTATTTAAACTTGTATTTATACTTTTTAATTCATCTTTAAGAGATGAATTTTTAATTGCACTTTCTATTGCAAGTAATTCTTTTGAATTATTAATTTTAGATATAGTTAATAAATTATTATCAATCTTAGTTAAAACATCTGTATAATCAGTAGTTTTAATTTTTAAATTTATATCACTAATTAAAATAGATAATATATCAATTAATGATTTAACTTCATCTAATTTATTGTTAATAACAATAGGTTGTTGTTTTAATTTGATATCAGTACTTAAAACATTAGTAGTACTTGTTAAATTAGATAATGCTTCAGTTAATTTATCTAATAAATCTAGTAATACATTATCTTTTTGATTAGAAGATAAAGCAATAATATCACGAAGTTCTTCTAATATTATCTTATATTCATCCATATTATAATAATGAATTAAAATCTTTTATTTTACCTCTAAATAATCTTTGTGCATCAGATGCTCTCATTTTACCAGCAGATGTATTAACTATTTTATTTCTACTTTTAGTAGGTATAACAAAATTATCTGATCTAAATTTATTAGTTTTTCCATAGCAAGGTTCACCTGTTTTATCATCAACAAAAGTAACATCATTTAAATCTATCGGTTCTTGTAAATTATTTGCAGATGGAATATTACTACTAAAAACAGCAAGTTTTTCACTTATATCAATATCACTATCACCAAAATCCCAATCATCTTCTGTAAGTCCTATATCAGAAACTACTCCAGTATAATGTTGTTCTGTAATAAATTGTTCAAATATAGTATTTAATTCATCTAATTTAGTACCAGTAATACCAAAAGCATTAGCTAATTCTCGTATTATTTCTTTTAATCTTGTCCAAAAACTAACAGTAACGTTATCTTTTTCTGTTTTAACTGTATCTAAAAACTTAGCAAAATCAACATCAGTAAGACCATATGTTAATATTTCTTCAACATCTTTATCATTAATAATAGCTAATAATTTATTATCAATTTCTGTTTTATCTGGTTTAGAAACTAATGCTTTATATTGTTCTGTATTTTTTAATTCATCTCTAAATGTAGTAAGTGCATTTAATAATTCAGTACGTGCTTCAATTGATTTACTACCAATTAAACTATGTAGTATTTCATGTACTAATATAAGTGTAGCACTAGTAGGATTGTTTTTATACGCTTCTACCCACTTTTCATTTACAGATATAGATTTATCAGCAACATTATACCAAGCATATCTATTACTATATTGACCAGTAACAATACCATTAAATTTAACATTGTCCGATATAACTAATTGATCTAAAATTGCTAATATAAAATCATATCTACTATCTAATTTAAACGTATTACTAAATTCTCTAAAAGTAGAAGTTTTTGTATTACTATCTAAATTACTTGTGTCAATATTTATTGCTAATGGTAACCCCCCTTTATTATTGACAGCAGTAGGCATAAAGTTACTAATCTTATTACCATCTTTGTCAGTAACCATTCCTACATCAGTAACTATAACATTTGTATTGATTAAATATTCACTATAACTATTGTAAGTATTACCTAAAATATCAGTATATTTATTACCACTAAAGTTTTTATATTTAACAGTACGAGTTAATTTACCTAATTCTTTAGTAAATTGAGCTAAATCAATATTCTTTTCAACTAATAAATCAGTTCCATTTTTACGTTCAATTCTATTATATTTAATAGAATTTTCATAAAAATTATATATAATAACTTGTTCTCTGCCTTGTTCATCAATAGTTATAAATCTAGCATCCTTATATGATAAATTTAAAATATTCTTTCTAGCAATACCATCATGATAAATTGTAAATATTTCTTCTATTTTTTCGTATATTGATGTAGCAATAGTATGATTTATTTCAACAGAATCTGTTTTATCAACTCTAATTTTACCATATTCCTGAATCAATCTAACTACTTCAGTTAATAATGCATTACCATCAGGAGAAGATAATAAATTACCATTTAATGTATTTAAATAAATTGGAACAGGAATAGTTGTATCTCTTCCTTCAACTCCTACATATAAACTATGAGTATATTTAGGTTTAATAGAAACATGTGTATCATTAGGATCAGATACATTTTCTATAATTTTATTATGTGATTTAGTATCTAATTTATATAATTTAACTTTACCAGGAGAATTAATAATAGATAAATTATTAAATACCTTATTACCATTCTTATCCAATGCAATAATAACTGATCCACTAGTAATATGTGAAATAGTAGAAGAAATAGTTACATCAGGATTAGCAGCAATGACTTTACGTATTTTCTTTACATTAATATGATCTCTATATAATTTATCTTTCCAATTATATACATTTTGTAAAACATTCTGTTTATTAAATTCAATAGGTGCTGTACCTGTATCACTTTGTCCATAAAATAAAACATTACATATATGCATTAATGCTTTATTTCCAGCTGTACTTCTAGGATTAATATCACCTAATAAATCAAATATAATTCCAAAACTATCTTCTTTAAGTAATACTTCAAGTTGTTTATTAGCTTCAGTTATTGTATCAAATTTATTACTATTATACCAACTTTGAATATGTGGAAACAATCGACTTAATAAATCGAGCCTAATATTTGTATTCTTTATATCTCTACTTAATTTATCAATCCAATCGGTACCATCAAAACTATATCTTATTCCATGATGTATAGTGTTCGTTGTAGGGATTGCTGAAATGTTAGTAATACCATCTTTACTTTTTACACCTACAGATATAGGAATTAAATCTGGATTATTTTTATTTTGGCTGAACTCCTGTTGCGTTGAATATTCAGAATTGACCTGCACTATTACTGGTGAATTTTTATCCAACTGATTTAAAAGAAGTTTAAGTAAATCAGCATCTTCATTTGAAGACACCATTATATTACCATTTTCAAGAATAGTATAATTTACTTCTCTACCACTAAAAACAAAAGTATTGAGACTATTAATTCCACCTGTTTCATTTATGTAATCTATATTATTAAATTCATATTCTTTATTAATGTTTTCAATACCAAATTCATGAATAATATCATCTGCTGAAATATTATCTACATATTTACGTGTATTATATGTTCTTGTAGTTTTCGTTTCAGGATTAACAGTTGCATTACTTATTATTTCATATGCATCTTTTAAATCATTATAATACTCTCTAAATACTTCAGCACCTACTAACTTAGCAAATTTTGCAGCAATAGATTTAAATTTAAAAAATGTATTTTTAGGTTTACCATTATGATCAAATTCATTAAATAATGGATCACCATTTGTACTATCATTTATAATACCAGTAATCCATTTATTAGCTCTTTCAACTTTAAGGGGAGTGAGTGGATTTTGTGCAGTAAAATCAATAGCTGGTTTAGTATTATCATCTGAATTAACAGCTCTAAATCCAGCAGCATTATTAATATGTTCTGAAACAACTGCTTTATTTGCATCTTCTAATGTAATATCAGCAATATAACCACTAAGTAATAATATTTCATTAATTAATTCTTCTAACTTATTAAATTTAGAAAAATAATTAAATACAGCAGTTAAATCTTTTTTAATATTCTGTTTAGCTACATCACTTAATTCATTTCCTTGCATAATAGCAAGTAATGTATTATAAATATTGTCTGTACCAGCAGCAGCTTTACGTAATTCATTTTCAACTAATGCTATAATACGTTCATCACGTTTACCTGTATATTTAACAGGTTCTGTGCTTAATTCATTAGTTTTAAAGATATCACTTAGTTTATCTACTATTTCTTGATTACTAGTTGCAATAGATTCACTAACTGATTTTTGTGAAAGTCGCCTATTCTTTTCTTCAATTAAAAATTGTTTAGTATTAGTTAAAGAAGATGTATATAATTCAATACGACTATTATCTAACTTAGCTAAAGGATCATTAGCTTCAGCAAATGGATCGATTTTAGTTTCTTTAATAGACTTAATATAATCGTCTATTTTTGCAATTTTAGCATCAATAGTTTCAGCAGTATCTTTATTTTCTTTATCTAATTTAATTTCAGCATTAATCTTGTCTTTAAACTGCCTAAATTGATATTCTTGTCTATCATTCTTTTCTTTTTTAAGTTGTTTTTCAACAATAGGAATACTTTTATCAGTATTTAATAATTCTTCGTACTTAGTATTATCAGCTTGAATAAATATTTCAAATAACTTAGCATCAACTTCTTTATCAATTATATCAGAAATAGAATTAAAATCACCAAGTGCTTCGTTATCTCCTAACTCTTTTCTCTTAGCTTTAATATCATTTTTAATTTCTTCAGCTCTAGTTTCTAATACTTTTCTTCTAGTTTCGTTATTTTCAGAACTAATATATGTATCAATAAAAGAAATAACTCTACTATTTACAATATTTTCTAATGTACCATCTAAATCTTTATCTTTATTCTGTTCCTTAAGAGTATCATATGCAGGATTATTATTTTTTAGTTTACTTATTTCAGTTTTAATATTAGCATATGTTTTCTTATAATGATTAATATCATTTTTAATAGAAACTGCTTTACCTAGAATAGCTTCTCTTATCCAAGGTTTAGTAACAGTACTATTAAATATTTTACCATAAACTTGTTTATATGTAGTTTCAGCATCTAATACATGTTGAGTTAAATCAGCTAATGTAGTGTCAAATGTATTTTCATCTGTAATTCCTAGTTCAATCAATTTAGTTTTAAATTCAGGATGTTTAAGCATATCAAGTAATAAATCAATATTACCATGTCTACTTGCATTTAAACCTAAACTATAACCTAATGATTGAAGTTCTTTTTTACTAAGATTATTTATTGCATTTGCTATCTCAACATCATTGCCTTGTAACTTAGTTCCATTATTTGGATTTATACCATTATTAATTAAATCTAATTTACGTTTAGATTCAGCTATAATTAAAAATCTATTTTTAATTTCTTCTACTTTTGCATCAGCACTATATGGATTTTTTTCATCAAATAACATTTCTTTAGCTGATCTATACAATCTAGTACCACCACTAAATGTAACACCACCTAAAAATCCCCAAAATGCTTGTTCCCATGAAGAAGGATCATTTAAATATTCATTTAATCTATCTTTAAAATCACTATCTTTTTCTTTACCTAATAAATATTTACCATACCAATTAGCATCACTTTGTGAAATAGCATTTATAAGTTCTTCTGCACCTTCACTGACTTGTTCACCGATAAATATAGAACTCCCCTTTAAAAAAGAAAGTGCTGCCACATTAGATTTAGCTGCGGCTCTAACTGCTGATTTACCAGTAGCTCCTAATTCTTGTTTAACAGGAGTTAATAAATTAGCTTGATATGCAGTAGCTTTTCCAGATTGTAAACCAGCTCTAGTAATAACTTTGTTAGGTTTGAATATAGGAGCTAATTGCATCATATCAAATACAAGATTAACAGCATTCATTCCATAATTCTTCCATGCTGCTTTACTTGCAATAAATTCAGCTAAACCTGTTTTAGTAGCCGTTTTATGTTCTTTGATATATTCTTGTCCAATTTCAGAAGAAAGTAGTTTATTATATTCATTATCATCTGAAATAGTTTCTAATACTTCATTTCTAATAGTATTAAAAGATTGACTACTTTCTCTCATGTTCTCAGCATTACGCATAGCAAGAGAAGAAGTCATTAATTGTTGCCAATATCTTTCAGTATCAGTTATATCAGAAGCAATACCTAATCCTTTTCTAATAGCTTTTGTTTTACTAGCTTCAGAAAGTGTTTTTAATAATTTACTAAAATAACCAGTTGCTTTACTAGCACCTAATGCAGGAATAAACAAACCTGCTGTACTAAATACACTTACAAAATTACCAGTCCACCAACCTAAATCTTTCCAATCAAATGCTTTGTCTGGATTATATCTAAAAATAGGATTAGTTTCTTTTAATTCTTCACTTATATTATCTGCTAATTTAGTAAAAAAGTTATTAAAATCAGCATCTTTATTAAAAATCTCTTCAAACAAACTAACAGGTAATTCTAATAAACTACCAGCACCACCAATAAATCCTTGAGCTAATATTTCACCTACTCCACCCTGTACAAACATATTACCAATCTTACTACCAGCAGATTGATTAGCAGCAGCTTGTCTTTCTAAATTAACATTAGGATAAATTTCATTGATAAATTTTCTATATTTATCAATATTTTCAAAATTGTATCCAACTAAACTTTCTTGAATAGTAGGTTTAGCAACAACATCATATCCTAATGCCGTATTTATAGATTTAGGTGCTTCTTTAGAACCAGATAAAGCAAGTGATAGATCAATGGATTTATTAACTAAGTCCATATTATTTGTTTAAATATTCTGTTATTAAATAACGCTGTATATCTTGAATTGTAAAGTTCTCTACAAGTTTTGTTCTTTCATTAGTAGTAGGATTTATTTGATTTAATATAAAACCTTCCATACCATTTTTCATTATACCAGTACTCAATTCAAATAGACCTCTTTTATTAGGATCGCTTTTAGAAATAGGAACTCCTCTTAATATTTGAGTAGGAAAATCAGCATATGTAAAATTGGGATTTACAGCTTCCATTACAGCTAAATCATTAAGAATAGGATCAATATATGGACCATGTACTATTGTACTTAATGTATTATAAGCATATTCTTTAGCTACATCAGTAGATTCAGAAGCATTATTTAAAACAGTATTAACTCTATCCATTAATATAGAGTTTCTATTATTTGGATTAGGTGTTATAATTTTACTAGCTAATTCAGGTGGAAGAGGATCTATATTATCATCATTAGGTACAAATCGAATAAGATCATAACCAGGTTGCGATTTATTAGCACCAATTTCCAATACAGGTGTATATCTAGATTTATCTATTCCTGCTTCATCATACCAATCAGCAAGTGTCATTGGTTCACCTTGTGTATTAAGAGCACTAGGAATAATCCATTCACGTCCATTATTCATAATAACTTCAGCCCATGATTTCATCATAGGACTAGGTGCACCTTGTTTATCATGAAAAATTACAGTTTCAAATGATGCATTAATATCACCATCTTGAACTGCTTTAGTAAATGCATCTTCAAAGGTACGTTTTAAATTACCTTTACTTAATTTACTTGCTGCTCCAATTATTGCAGCACTTACTACTATATTTGGAATACTAAAGTTATTACTAGTTATTCCTAATCCTGGAATACGATTTGTAATAGATAATAATTTTTCGTTCTTATCCTGTCTTTCATTTAAAATATTACTTACTTCAGGTATAACATCGTCTCTAAGTCCAGTTAAATATTCTACTATTTCAGTTTCGTGATCTTTAAATATTTCTCTTTTAATAGGATCATCAACTAAAGAAATAAAGTCTTCCCATATAGCATCTCTTATATTAATACCATTAGGTGTCTTTAAAAACGACCTACGTAACATATTATCAACACCTTTGATATTATTTATTCTATTTTGAATATCTTTATACTTATCGCTATCTGGGCTATATGCTTTTAATTGTTTATTTAATTCAGCAATTTGAGCAGTATTAACTTTAGGATCATAATTTAATCCTGTAATTGGACTAGTACCTTCATGTATGCCAAATATATTAGCATCTTCCTCTTTTTTATCTTGCTTGGCTTTATTATACCAATATGCTTTATCTTCAACCAATTGACTATCTTGTTCTCTATAACCAAATCCTCTAGCAAAATCAATTACTTTATCTGTTTCCAAATCAGTTAAAACTTTACTATACATTCTTTGTAAAGTTTCATTATCACTTAAACCTTGTTCTCTATATTGTTTATATAAAGGTGTATTTTTAAAATTAGGAGAAATTGCTTGTATAGCAACAGTAGTTAATAAACCATTAATACCAGGTAAATACATTTTATTACTTACTGTATTCCATTCATCATCTACATGAATACCTATTTCTCTAAAATCAGCAGGAGTTATAGATTTACTTACAAAGTCACCATTTTCATCAGTTAAATATTTTCCATTTTCATCTTTAAGAGTAAAGGCATCAAATGTATATGCATTATTGATATAATCATAATAATCTTTAACCATTGGTGTAGTTTCAATCCAATCTGAAACTGCTTTAGCTATTTTTTCACCATCTACCCCTTTAGCAGTTTCACGTAATAAGTAACCTTCTAATCCAGGATAAGGTCTTAGTATTTCAGCAACAGGTGTACCATTAATTGTACCAGCAGCTAAAGTATCTTTGTGTTGACTTAATTGATTTACTATTTTTAAAACTTGTTCAGTAGTATCAATTTTATCAATAGGAGTAGGTGTATTCCATCTATTTAATACTTGACCTTCTGTATCTAACTCAACTGCTTTACTATTATATCTGTTATTATTAATATAAAATGCGTTTAATGCTCTATCATCTATCTTACCTTCTTCATGTCTTTTTTGTAAATCAGTTTTAGTGGCTTGCAATTTAGCATAATCTTCCATAGAAGCTGATAATAACTTATCACCAGTTAACCGTTCTTTAGCTTTATATAGTATATTACTAGCATAATGCCATTTACCATCAACGGTTTCTAATAAGTTTTCAACATCACTAGTAGCTCTTGCTAAAACAGAAAGATTTCTATCTTCTACTTTAGAATTAGCCATAGCCTGTCGAAGAATACTAGTTTCTTCTCTATTTTTATAGTATTTAGCCTCTAATTCCTGACCTGTACGTTCATATACATCAATAGGACGAGGTTTATAAGTAGATTGAAATTGAGCAAATTTCATATTAATAAGTATATTTAATTGATTTACGTATCCTACCACCTCTAGCTCTTACAAAGTCAGTTCCAATACTATCTTTCCATCTAGCTTTTAAACTATCCATCATATCTCTATCTCTAAGAATAGTATTAAATTCACTAACTGCTCCTTGTACATTTCCTAATCTAGTACTTTCTAAATCACCAAATTGTTCATTAGCTGCTATTTTAGCATTTAATTTCATTAATTCGGTTTGATTTAGTGTATTAAGATTATTCATATTATTTTGCATAATACCCATTGTATTCTGATTACGCAATCCTATTCCAATTCTATTTTTTTCACCATAGATTTGATTAAGATTACCTATTCTAGACATATTAGCACTATTTCTTAATGCACTAGCAATAGCAGGATCAATACCACTTAATCCAGAAATAGCACTTGCATATCCTTGATTAACAGCACTTACATTATCAGATACATCTACATTTTCATTAAGTAAATAATTCTTACTTAATCTAGGAGTATATGATAAAGTTTGATTTAGACTATCAGTAATTAGATTTTTCTGCCTACCTAATATCTTATTAGACATAAGTAGATTACCAATAGTACCAGCAGCACCAAATATAGTATTAACATCTAAATTACGAATATTAGGTAAATTAAATGACTTACTTCTAGTTGTACTAGCACCAGTATATGGATTATTAGTTTTCTGTAAACCAGGAGTTTTAAACAACTGTAAACCAGATGTATCAACTTTCATTGGACCAAGATTTATACCATTATATGCCATTGGTGCCATTTTATTATTTAATCCTATTAATTTAGCTTGTTTAGCTTCAATTATGGATTTATTCATTCTATTTTTCATACGATCTAATTTAATAAATTGATCAGCAAAACTATTACCATTAACACCAATTCGTTTACTTAATACAAAAGGAGTATAAGGCATATCCCTATCAGTAACAAGAACTTCACCTGGTTCAGCATATGCTAATACTCTACCTTTCTTTTTTATAGGGAGATTTTGACCAGATTCATGTGTACCAGTAGTAGTACCAGATGAGTTAGTAAGTATTTTATTTCCATTACCTAATCCAATTCCTTTAGCAGCAATTTGACCACCATTAGCTTTAAGTTTTTTCATTGCAAAATAGTGTTTACTACTAGGCTTATAATGTGGATTATTAACATGTTCTTCCATAGCCCAATATTTCAATCCACCAGGATTAGCTGTTCTACCGTGAGTAACATCTATTCCTTTATTCTTATCTATATAATTTAGTGTTTCTTCTGGTGTCATTGTATTCCAAAGTGTTTGAGTAACTTTAGTACTATCTATAACACCACGTTTCACCAATTCTGGATAAATACTTAATCTAGTATGAGGTCTCCATACATTATTTCTAACTATTGTAACTGCTTTTGGTGGTTTAATTGTAGGCTCTTGTACAGCACCACCACTTTTCATAAATAAACTATTCATATTATTTAATTGAAAATCAGATAAATAATTCAAATCATTTAAATAAGTTTGTTTAGTATTGAGTTTATTTAATCTATTTCTAGAATTAATCATTTCAGAACGCAATAAAGCATTTCGTCTATTCTGTTCACGAAGTTGTTTATTTTCTGATCTATTACCAGTTAATGCACCAAGTAATGCACCAGCACCACTTGCAATACCTGCTCCAAGTGGACCAAACATAGAACCAATACTACTTCCTATTTGAAAACCACTACTGGCGCCTGTTAATGCACCACCCCAATCTTTTCTATTATATTTTTTCATAATACATTTGTTACATCAATGTCAACATTAGATATACGTAATTGATAATTATTACTATCATTTAAATATTTCATTCTAGCAATAACAAATTTAGTAATAAATTGTGATTTATCATACCAGTTTTTAGATAAATTAAGTGAAGCAGTTACTAAATCAAAATTATTATCTAAAACTGATAAATTAGGAGAAGTTAAATAATCTTTAATATCATTAAATATCCATTCACCATCTTGATATAATGTATTGCCTATTTCCTGTAATACATATGGAGCTGTACTACCATATGTATATTCTTTTTTAACTACTGTTATTTCTTCACTACATAAATTTTTAGAATAAAATAATAAACTATGAATTGTACTATTCCAATAATTAATGCCAGATTTATATAAATTAGAAGTCCATTTAAAAGACTTTAATAAAAATCTTCTATTTTTATTATCATTAAATATCCAATCTATAATAGAATAATTATAAACAGAATTATAATAACCATAGTTACCAGTAAACATTTTTCTAAAAATAGTATTACCACCCGTTTCTATAGCATACATCATTCCATTACTATTCCATATATATTTATCAGGAGTATAAGAATGAAATGCAATCCAAAGTCCAGTTTCAAATTGAAAACTTAAAGTTAAATTTAAAATAATACTAGTATTACTATTTTTAATAGTAACTAATAATCTTTTATATAAATCATCATATCCTAATATAACACCACTACCTATTGTTTCTTTAGTGTCGAAAGCCATAGTAGTTTTTACAGTAGTTCTAAACCAATCTTCAATACCTAATTTACTTATTTCATTTAATTTATCAGAAATTTGATAAACACTACCTCTATTCAAATCAACTACTATAAGTCCATATGGTGTAAGAATAGTACCTTCTCTATTCCATGGTTTAATATAATTACCATCAGCATCGTGTAATTCTTCTAATGGTCTATCAAACATATCAGTAGATTTAAGAGCAATATCAATATCAGTTGCTCTTAATTTGTCCATTACTATTCCTCTATAAATACTAAATTCAGTTTGAATATATGTAATATAATCATTACCAAGTGCTTTATATATAGCACCTTTATTTGTAGGAATATCGAAGTAATCTAATATCTTATATTTATGCCAATATTTAGAACTACTTTCTAATGGTTGTGGTATAGAACTTTGAATACGATTAGGATAATAAGTATTTATATTAGTTAAATCATCATCTATACTATCTTGTCTTAATGTATTTAATAAATGATATAAATTGCTATAAATATAATAATTAGCAATACCTGCATCTTGCATTGCTTGAATATATGTTTGTACATTTTCATTATTAAATACAGTAATATCAGTTAAAGGAAAAAACTTTTCATATTCGTTTTCACCTTCATATCTCATACCAGTATTAAGAATACTTTCAACAGGAAAATACCAAACAGAAGGAACTATATCTTCATCATCATTAAGCACAAATCTTAATACAGAATTATGACCAACATAGTTATCCCCCCCATATAAAGAAAATGCACTAGTAGCACCGAGACTTTTAATAACACCTGTACTAACTAATTCTTGATTACTAAAATTGAGATAAACATCATTCTTAATATTTATAAAATTAACTAAACGTTTATCAAAGCTACCACTTTCTGTTTCAAAATAATAACAATTTTCTTTATTTTCGTTACTAGGTACTGTTGCAGTACTATAAGCAGGTAAATATTTTATAAGATTAACTTCACTATATACAGCTGTTTGTAATGTATAATTAGTTATTTCTTTAATATAAGCACCATCTGTATAATCAGTTGATTGTAAATTTAATTCAGCTTTAATATGTGATGGTATTATATTAAGATTATTAGCCATACTATCAAATCCATGAAATCTATATCCTATACCATCTTCAAATGCTAAACTTTGATCTAACATAAGTTGATCGTTAAGAGTACGTTTAGCATATAATATTTCCCAACCATCTACAACAGCAGATAAAGAATTTCTTATAGCAATCGGTATATTATTCCAATCTAATGCAATACGAAGTCCTAATATTTCTTGATTAGAGGTAGCTTCGTATTCAGATATAGTACATCCATTACCTTGTTCAATAGATACAACAAATCCACCATCGCTAGCTGCACTTAAACAAGATACTTCTATTGTAATATAATCTCCTGTATTTAATTCAATATCTTCATTACAAGATAAAGTTATTAATTCAGGTGTGGTAGTTGCTACTTGTGATAGATTTACTATAGTAGACTCAGTATAAGTGCTATCACTATTCTTTTTATATTTTTTAATTAATAAATATGCGCTACCTTTAGTACCACTATATTCTATTACTTGATAATCTATATCAAAATTAAGATTTATAGTAGTATTATATTTAGCAGTATATGTATTTACTAAAGATATACCTGGACCAGCTATTGTATAATCTCCTAGAGAACCAACTTTATTATTAGTTAATGCTCCATAATAACCATTTGTACTATAATTAAATTCATCTGGTGTTAATGATATAGTATTAACTAATGATGCATCATTTACTGTATGTACTACACCACCTTTCCATCCATGTAATTGACCAGCACTTGGAAATCTATGATGACGTACTTTATTATTACCTAAATTATCACCATATTTATTACCATATGTTTCATTTTCATTTTCCCAAAATCCCATTTTACCATAATAATTACCTTGTTTACTAGCACTACTAGTAAGTTTGTAATTATCTATAGCATCACCATCTACAGTAGTTTGTGCACTATTTTCAGTTCCAAGTGCTTCTCTACCAGGAATATGATAAATTCCATAATATCCACCAGTTTTAAGTCTAAGACCTAAATATAAAGCATATACTTCATCACTTCTAAATCCACGTTTATTAAAAATAAAAACACTATCTTTATAACTATTTTTTGTAGTAGATAAAGATGCTACTGTATCATTTACCCAGTTAACAGTTAATATATCAGTTTTACATGTACCATCTGTTGCACTATCTAAACCTGTTGTTGTAGTATATGTAAATACACTAGGACCACTAACAGTAACAACAAAGTGTCCATTATATGCAGCTACACTCCAACCATTCATTGTAACTATATCATTGTTAGTTAAATTATGTGCTGCACTAGTAGTTACAGTTACAGTTGTACCATTTCTAGATGCACTTGAAACAGATATAGTTCTAGGAGTTAATATATTATCATATATATCATCTAAACTAAGTTTAGTAGGTTTAGTTAAATTATATAATCGAAGTCTTTTATTAGACTGTGTAATACTCTTTACTAATGAATATGCTGGTGAAGAAATAACTACTTCATTTAAATTAAATAAAGTCAAATTATCTAAATCATCTATAATTACATTTACACCAGTACTTGCAATTCTATATCGTTTAGTAATAAAACATTGAATTGATTGTTCAGTTTTTTGAATTACGGCAATTTTGAAATAAGAATAGTCAGTGTCTAAATTACTTACATTAGCAATTATTGCTTTACTTGTTTGAACAAGACTAGCATTACCTTTAAATTGTTTATAAGATGTTAAAGTATCATCTAACGTAATAAAAATTGGATTAGAAATAACACCAAAATTAGTATTAACTTCTGGTTCTAATTCATAAGTTAAAGCCAGAAAATATGCAGCAGCAGGAAGATTACCACCATTAATTACACCACCAGTAATTGTTCCTTCTGCTAAATTAAAATTATTATGTTCAAATTCAGGAAATAAATATAATTGTTTTAAATCTGCATCAGATGATATAGTTATAGCAGCACTTGTATTCATTATCATTGGTTTGTGAAAACCAGTAGTCCAAGCTATAATTAATTCACCATCAGAATTATAATAATATACCCCTTCTATATAAATTCCTACATACACAGAAGGATTAATATTAAAAAAAGTAGTACCACCACTAATTAAATCAACAACTGTAGCAGTGGCACTTACTTTTTTAATATATGTTTTAGTATTTGAAGTATTCCATAGAAATAAGATAACTTCATTAGGAGTTACAATTCTTCCAATAAATTTATGATTAGTTAAAGTAGCAATGTACTCACTATCACCAGGTTCATTTTCAATTTCATCAAAACCTCGACTTAATAGTACATTTTTAGCATATGCCCATGTACCAGCAGCACTATCACTAAACTTACTATCTAATCGTAAACCTTTTAATTGCATTTTATTTACTTTTTTCTACAATTGGAAGAATACCTTTCATTTGAGCAGGAGTAATTGAAAATGGAATATACTTTTTAGGAATGGGCTCAAATTTAAATTCACTATCTTTTTCTAGAAATTTAGTAAAATCAGATGTTAATGTTTCATGCTCAATAATAACATCTTTATACTTTTCTTTTAGTAAATTAATTTCCTCATCAAATTTAACTGGATTAGAAATAGCAACTCCTGTCTTAGTGGTTAAATATGTACCATTTTCATTTTTTATTGCATATTCATGTAATATTTTATCAGATGCAATTAAATATGCTTTATAATCATCTGTAGCTTTAGGACGTAATTTTTCAATATCTCTAATCATTTTTTCTACATCTTCTTGTATAATAGCAAGACGATATGAAAATTCAATAGTATTGTTATTAGATAAATTAGCACATGCTACAATACCTCTATTTAAAGAGTATAATTCATTTCTTGTCATTACGATAATAATATAGTTAATACTATTATACCTACAATAAATCCAATTGTAATAAGAACCATTTTAGTTCTATTATTTTTAATTGGATTAGTACCACTACCTGTACCATTATCATCTATTGGAGCAGGTGAATCTGTTGAATTGTCTGTGCGTTTTGCCATGATTAATAATTTAAGTTAATATTAAAATTAAGGTGGTGTTATTGCATCAAGTGTAACTATTACTGTATCTGTACTATATATACCATAAGAACAAGTAACATTAACTTGACAGAATACATTATCTGATATTGTAACATTACCACTACCAGCTGCATTTGAATTATGAGTTATACTATATGGTATAGATGTACCTGATAAACAATCAATTGTTAAATATAATCTAATTGTTGTATTTCCTTCTAATTCAACATCACCGGTGTATTCATATGCTTCAAAGTTGCTATTAGCTTCAGAAAGAACAACTTGTACTGCAATAGGAGCTGGTTTAGCTCCCTGCACAACTTCAATTTCAAATTCATTATGATCTGTATCATGAAATACAAAAGAAGAAGGACCAATAGCTGAGTAAGTATTATTGTTAGCTGTAGGAAATATACGTATTTCAGCACCAGAGCTATATGGACCACCACCAACAGTCATATCAGCACCGCCACTATCTTTAATCCCAAATCCTGTTGGTATTGTATCTATATGCCAATTATCATTAGATGTAACAATGTGTGATACTTCATAATATGCATAACCACCTTCATCCCAATCCCAACCAAAACTAGTTTCATCATCTGGAGCTGATATCCAATGAGTTAAAGTAAAAGTACCTTGTGATTTAATAGTCTTACTACCCCAAGTTTCACCAGTTCCACCAGGAAATTCAATATATCCACTAGGTTCAGAACTTGTCCAAGATGTAGCGCTTGCAGATGATATAAAAAGTTTCCATGTAATGGTACCTGGATCCATTGAAACAGGACTTGGAAAACCTAAGAAAGTAGGATTATCTGGATCACTTAAATCTAATGTTAAGTCAAAAGATAAATTTGTACCATCTGAAACAGTACCAAATGTTTTATAATAACTACCTACTTTTACGCCCCAATAATATGAACCATATCCTAAATCTGATAATAAAATTCTAACACTAGCAGATACAGTATTCATATTAGCAACAAAAGTTGCAACACATCCACTACCTGTTATATTTGGTGTTATAGATGCTGGAACAACTGCATTTCCACTAGTACACCATATAACAGGTCCAGCTACATCTTTATCATGTTCATATCCTCTAAAATCACCTAATCTAACTGGTTCATCAGGACTACCACCAGGACTACCCCCTTGTGGTTGTAAATAATTCCAATTAGTTGGTAAATTTAAACCATATTTACTGTTACTACCAGCAGGCCAATTTGAACCATCTCCTGCATCTCTAATTGGTTTATACCTAGACCATTTATTTATATTAGCAGATGTGCCTAATGCAAATAGAGCATAAGTACTTTCTCCTAAAGTATTCCTTACAGTAACAATATCAATATTCGTAGTTCCTAATGCCATTATGTACTATATGCTATAACATTACCTTTTGAATAAATTGTATTTTCAAACGTAGCTGAAGAAGAACCTATTGTCACTTTAGTAGTTGTAGCTCTTTGTAAAACTAGGTCCTCATCATAACTACTTATGATACCTTCATCAACAATTAATCTTTTATTAAAATAATAAGATGATCTATCAGTAATAAAATGTGAATAACCACTATTTTGGGGACCGATTTCAATATATCCACTATCAGTCGTTACTTTAACTGCATTTCCTGTGCCTTCACTTATTAAAGTATTTGAATCATTAAGATTTATATAAGCTGTTGTGAGTGTATTTGAGAGACTCGCATTTGTTCCATAAATAGTTGCCCATCGAAGAGTGCTATAACCTAAGTAATAAGTGTTATCACCATTAGGATAAAAGTGCTGACTTGAAACATTATAGCCAGCATTAATTGACAAGCCGTCATATTTCGTTCCTGACGAATTATAAACTGCAAAATTTAATATACCTAAATTTAATTCAATTAACGAAGCAGCTGAACCTGTATTTATTCTTCCATAGATCGGACCGCCTACAGCTATATTATTCCCAATCCAAGCCTGACCATAAGAAACACCGGGACTACCCGCTCCTATTGTTAAATTACAATCAGTAGTATCGTCCGAAAATAATAATATTCTTGTGCTTTCATGATTACCAGTAACAACTACCCCATTTGCAGATGTTTCAAGTTTCTTATTTGAACCGTGATATAATTCTACTGGTCCATTATTATTTAATACAATTTTTGTGGTCGTCCCACGACCAACATATAATTGCATATTGTAATCACTTACTGTTGCGATATAATTAGTGTTTTCTACACCAGTAGTATCAAAATACACACCATTACCAACCCCTCTAATATAATTATGTCCAGTAACTACTACTCCAGTATTAACAGTTTCAAGTTTCTGTGAATTATCATAATTTAATCCGATACCACCGTCAAGATATGCGATTATACAATAATCATTATAATCTCGTCCTATCCATAAATAAGATAAACTATCATTACTACCTAATGCACCAAATCCACCAAATACAGCATTAGTCGTTTTGTTATAAAATCCATATCTTCTTGCCCAACCACCACCAGCAGCACCAGATGATGAAATACCAAAACCATAATATCCACCAGCTTCTCCAATCTTTATGTTATTAGTAGAACCAGTAACTGTTACATCTCCAGTAAAAGTAGGATTAGTAAACATAGTTGTCTTACTTTCGTTAGTAACATTACCTAATCCTACATCACTAGCAACTAATCCATGTGCACTCCAAGCAAACGTATTAGTACCAGTTGCTTTTAAAAATTGACCACTAGTACAAGTTGCACTATGAGCACTAACTATATCATGATCTGCTGGTATAAGTACACTATCTAATATAGATAATACACCAGCATTCATTTCCATTTGACTATCATCTAATATAAAACCACCCATTGTAGAATTAGTAGCTGCGGGCATATCATCCCAAAAACTACTACTAGGTGGAGAAGTTTGATATGCTATTACATTACCTGTTACAGAAAGATGACCTGCAGAACTAATTGTACTACCTGTTGAAACTAATACTTTATCATGTCCAGTTCCATCCCAAATAAGTATTTCTCTATCTACTGATGCACTACTAGGTTGAGCTATAGCATTTACATCATTATAATCTAAACCATGCGCAGAAAATCCATATGTAGTAGCACTAGTTGCTTTTAAAAAATGACCTGTTGTTAAACCACTTACTGGATGATTTGTAGTATCAATTAGATCATGTATTCTAGGTGCATAATCACCAAATACTTCTTCTAATGCTGCATTGAGATTATCTGTACCTACAATTTCCCAACCATCTACTTTATGTTTTCTACTTAGATTGATTAAATGATAAAAAACATTATCTTTACTACAATAAACAAGTTGATCTGAGTAAATATTTTTCAGACCATATAATTCTTGTTTCTTACTTATAGTAATAATATTATTCACTAATACCTGTTTGTCCAGTTATACTTTCAGATAGATTTATATTATTATCATTTCTAAAATCACCATTTATAGGTCTATCTGTATCAATTAAAAATGTTCTAAGTAATCTACTCATTTCAGCTCTATCCTCAGGATCAAATCCACTAGCTTGGTTCATAGCTTTCTTAGATTCTACTTCCCACATTAGATAAGGATTTGTAATAGGATTTTTATTTTCTAATGAATAAATAGGATGTTTATGTCCTCGTCTAAGCATACAATACATAAGATACCATCCTATTGCATCTTGTATTATAGAATTATTTGGAATTTTAGGTAAATATACTTGCAGTTCTTGTTCCCATTCAATAGCTGCAACTTGATAATATAATCTAACAGTACCTTCTTCAAAAGAAAGAACTAAATATCCATTCTTTATACTATAACTTTCGGTACTTAAATATTCACATTCAACAGTAGGTTGTTTAATAGGATTAACAACATTTAATCTTTTAATTAAATAACCATCATATTCAACACCTAATATACGTTTAATATCAGATGGTACATTATCAGGTAGTTGTGCAATATGATCTACTACATCTAAATCAATATAAGTATCTTCATAAGAAGATATAAACAATAATCTATCTAAAGCATCAGCTATCCATAAAGGAGCACGTGATATCCAATCACTATAATCAATATCAAAGTTATTATCAATTCTAGCAATAACTTGTTTTGCTGATGTAAGTTGATAAATCATACTTAAATATATGAAAAAAATTTAATATATGCAAACAAAATAGTAAAAAAAGTGTAGCTCAATTAAGAGCTACACTTAGATTTCAAGATTAATCAGCAACAAGGAATTTAGTAGTAGTCCAACCTACAGTATCGTCTTGATAAATCATAAAATAACTGTATAAAGCAGTGCCACTTAAAGCAGCTCCAGCAGTACCACTATCTATCTTTTGAGCAGCCTGTGGATAAATTTTTAATACAGCATTTGTAGCGTTTAATACAAGATGCACATCACCTGCTACTCCTGTAGGAAGTTGTACACCTTTTGTAGCATCTGCTCCAGTAACTAAATGAATAAATTTACTAGCAGATAAATCAGTAGCATCACCGATAACACTTCCAGCAGCTGCTACAATTTCTGCAACAGCTCCACGTAATATAGCAGTAATAGATGCAAGATTACTTGCTATATTAGTTACATTTGTATTATAACCATCAACTAATTCATTGATTTTGAGATTAGCTTTAGTTATAAGTTTACCAGGTAAAGTTTGCATAATAAAATGTTTTTAATTGTTAGTATTAGATGTATTTTCTATTGCATGTTCAATATTAGTTGTAATTTTATCATTAAATTCACGTAAAGCAAGAGCACCCCCTATAAATAAAGAAATGCAAGTAATTACAATTACACCAAGTGCAATCTTAGGATATTTTTTAATAACAGTATATTCAAGTAAATCTTCATTTAATTTAATAAATTTACCATCTGTTTCTTTTTTTAAATTATTAATTATATCAGTTTGAGGACAATCTACAATTCTAGTATGTTCATGATGCTCGTTATAGTCCTCAAGTTGATTAACTCTACCATTAGTTAATGTAGTTTGTTTTTCTACACCTCCTAATCTACTTTCAAGTTTATCTAAACGTTCAGTAACATCATCAAATCTACTATGAAAATTATTAAATTCAGCATTCATATGTTTAGTTAAACCTTTAATCCTATCGCTAAACAATTTATCAAGAATAGCAATATCATTAGCATCTATCATAACTGTTGTTTTAAAGGGGGTTATAAATTAATTAGAAATACAATACTCGTTAAACCAATAATAAATTTAACAAACCATCCCCAACTAGCAAGTTTAGTCATTATCCTATCATATAGCTTAGTTGTACCATAAAAGAATGTAGGAAGTTTTCTAGTTTTATTATAAATAATATCAAATAAAGCAAATCTTATACCAACAAAACCTACTATAATTTTCCATAAAGGAATTGATATAAAATTTTGTATTAAGCCAGCAGTAACTATTGCAGTAAACGCAACTAATGTAGCCAGACTACTATTTTCTAAAATAGCAGATAGTTGTTTTTTACCATTATCATATGTGCCATCTGCTGTAGCACTAAGTACTGTATATAGTACTGTTAATATTAAAAGATATGCTATCATACTTCTATACCTTCTTTAAGTTGAATATTTGCTATACGATCGCCAGCATCTAAATCTAATACAAAGTATTCTGATGTAGTGTATGTGTTATCTGTAACAGGATTAGTACCAACACCACCTGATGTAGAAACTAAAGTCCAAGTAGTATTACCAAATGCTCCACCTTTAATATATACTGTAAATACACCAACAAGAGAACGGGTTATTTTTATACGATACCAAGTATTATTGGTTATATATGAAATAGCAGAATACATTATATTCCCTCCTGCAAGAGAATAAAACAACACTCTTTCATTATTAATTAATCTTATACTATAGTAAGCATTTGATATTTTATTGGAACAAAGAGTAACATAAGAATCATTAGTATCAGCTCCCTTATACCAGTCAAATTCCCATTGACCATATGCTTGTTTACTAGGTATTGATATAATGCCAGCCGTAACACATTGCATAAAATGAGTTCCTTTTGTTAAATGTTTTAGTACAGGATCATCGGAAGTCATTTCTGAAATCTTAAATGTCCCACTAGTCTTACTCCAACCACTAGGTACTTTACTAACATTATCTGCTCCCTCTTTCGAGAAGTCTTCTTTTAATGAAATACGTTTTGCAAAAGAGTTATGATATGTTTGAATTTCTGATGTTGTAAGAATTCTATTTATATATTTTGCCTCTACTATTTCTGAATAAAGGGATTTACCATTTTTACCAATAGATAATTGATCTGTAGATAATGCTGCAATATTAAAACCGCCCCCTATACCGATGTTTGTTCCATTAACATAAAAAGTAGCATTGGTTCCGTCCCAAGTGTAGGTTATTATTGTAAGAACGTTTTCTTTAGCTGCAATAAAATTAGTTCTTCCTAACCAAGCACCATTATATACATATGCTCCAATATTTCCACCAGTCATACCAATGACTAACGTTCCAAAGCCAGATTTTACATTTGCAATAAAATACTGTTCAGCAGTTATCTTTTTAGGATATAATACTATTGAATATGTGCCATAAAATGAAGATATACTACTGCTAGTATTAGCATAACCATTATTAAACAATAGACCTCTATTAGTAGATACTGCTTTTGTAAATGTCATGTTATTACCATTACCACTAATATCCACCAAAGTATTACCCTGTGGGATCATATTATAGGCAGCTACTAGACCTGTTATTTCTTGAATGGAAAGGTAATCAAAAGAAATAACTCCTGTATTAGTAAGAAATAATGCTATTCCAGCAGACGCTGGTGTATATGTAAATACAGTCTCTATTATTTGAGGCACTCCATTACCTACAATTGAGTATAATATTGTAGAAGCAGTATAATCATATAATCTAAAAGTGATGCCATCGGTTAATGTTAACTTTGCGCTTAACTTATATTTAGACCCTGTTTTAAGAGTAAAAGAATTATTTCTTATCCTTGCAGAACCACTTGTACTAAAAGAAGAATCAGTTAATTTAGTAGCAGATGCTACAATAGTCCAAGAAGCACTCAAAAAATCAAGAGGATCAGATAACAAATTTGTCTGAAAAGTATTCTCCTTCTCATTACTCAAATCAGTAGGCTTCATTGCTTGATAGTCAGGAGTTTTTAAAGATTCAACTGGATATGAATTAAGGAAGTCTTTATATGCAGCAGTACGTTCGGCTTCTGTTAATACTGTATTATAACCTACAAATTTTGCGATAGGATGTATAGATGGATATCCAGCAGAACTGTTATTACCTACATATACATCTGTCGGAAATATACCAGGATCTGCACCTAATGAAAAAGTTTTTAATAAAATATTATTTATATAAAAATCACAAGTTTTAGACGTTCTGTTAAAGACAATTAATAAATGACTCCATCTATTAAAAAAAGATAATAAATCAGATTTATTAACTGTTCCATAATAACGAATAGTTGTAGATCCTGTAACTTCAATATTAAAATCTGAAGATAAACTATATGATATAAATCCAATACCTTGTACTCCGCCTATGCCAGAATTACCTAATACTTGTTGATATACTCCAATAGGAGTAGGTCTTAAAAATATATAAGCTTCATAAGTAACACTTTCTACACCATGATTAACTCCAGTTATTTTAGCATATTTATTACCAGCAGCAGTAGATTTATCATACCATAAACACATTCCTTTATCATGTCTCTGAAGATATGGTGAATTATAAGTAGTTAAAGGAGTACCACTAACCCTATCAACTAAACTACCAGTTCTAAAATCAACATCAAATATCTTACCCATTACCTATAAATTATAATATTGTTTTTCATTAGAATATATCTGGCTAATCTCATTAGTTGTTAAAATACCGTCTATAATACGTACTTTGTCTACTGTACCTTTATAATAAGCACCGGCAAGTGGATTATAACCTATTTTTAAAGATTCTGTACCTGCTGCAGGAGTACCACTACTTCCATTTGCTGCTCCAGACAGTACACTATCAACATATATATTTGTAATACCAGTAGATGTTCTGGTGACAACTATAAAATTCCACTTTTTAGCTTTTATAGAACCAGCGACTCCTTGTTTTACTGTAGCGCCATCACTATATACATACACAGAACCACTTTGAACAGTAGCAATGGCTAATTTACCGTTTCCAAATAATTGATTAGTAATAGTAGATACATTAATAGGATTAACCCAAGCAATAAATGTCTTATCCCCAACTAATCCATCATAACTACCACAATCTAATTTACTTGCACTTCCATTAAAACTCATTACATTCCTATCACCATCCTTAACTAGACTAACGGAAGTGTTGGTGACTGAGGGAATTATTTCATAAAGATTAAAAGTCGTTATTATAATAGTTGTGGCTACTGTATGCCTAAAATATACTTCTGTATCAGCAGCAGTAAACTCTCCAGTATAAGAAATGGAAGTTCCTGTTGTTTCGTAAAGAGTATTGGTAGCTCCAGCTTCTGAGTTATTAATTCTAAAAGTACCAGCATTTAATAGTGAACCTACTACTTCTATTCTATATCTCTTACCAACTGTACACAATGCTTTATATGCCCCGCCAGTAGAAGAAGTAATTATTGTGTTAATTGTTGCCGTAGCAGCATTTAAAGTCCAACCAGATGAGAAGTTATTATTTAAAACAAGATTACTACCATACACATTCCCACTCAACTTATTAACACCACAACATACATCGAGGATAGGACGAGTACGTTCTACTAGGACTTCTTTACAAGAAATACTATCTATTTCTCCAGTAAATGATGTACCATCAAATTCAAATACAATATTATCTGCTTGTAAATATCTTTCATGAATTCCAACAGCGTTTATTGACGTTGTACTTGCTGAAGCACTAGATTTAATTGTAAAAGAACCGGAAGAATAACTAGAAACATTTACAGTTATCTTATAACGTTTACCAGACACTAATATATTTGGAGTTTGAGGACAATCTGTACTTGTAGCATTACCAACAAGTTTACCATTACTTATTGACCATCCAGCTTCAGGAATCCAATTATTTCCAGTATCAAACCCCCCATTAACAACTAACTCAGGTCCTAACTGTTCATCTTTACTAAGATTAACATCTCTATATCTAGAGTTATTGTAAAGATTAGCTACATCAACAGCCGTCATATAATAATTATATACTTCAAAAGACTCAATTTCACATTGAGCTGTAGTAGCATATAAAGTTATAGGTGTTCTTGATGGAAGTGTTCTATTAGCCCCCAATGAAGCATTTACAGCACCATCTAAATAAAATTGACCGCCTATAGTAGCATGATTGGTAAATACTATATCATATTGTTTAGTAGTAGATGTTAGTGGTGTTATGGTACTATCGTAAATATAAATACCGGCATATGCCCTAATAGCATTGGTTGATTGAAACTGTAATATAAATTTAGCTGCATTTGTTCCACCAATACCATTAGTAATAAATATAAGATCACTTCCACCAATAGCAGTACGTCTTAATTTTATTCTAACAGTACTGTTAACTGGAATAGGTAAATTATTAAACGTTACACTGCCACTAGTAAGTATACCTTTATTAAATGTAGCACTTGAGGGTACACCACCTTGCGCCATAACGCTTTGTTCGTCATTAAAACAAGAACGAAAGATACAACTACGATCTCCCCAAGTTTTACTCTCTTTACCCATTACACATAATTAAATTGCATATATTTCTGCACCTGAATCAAGTGGTTGATATACTATAGTCCATTTTATACTACCAGTAGCACTAGCTGCACAGTTAAGTTCAATTGAACCTGGTTGTACAATTATTGGTGTAACTAATTTAAAAGCAGGACTAGCAGTAACATTAACCATAGCGTTTGCTGGTGTACCTGTAATAGTATAAAAACCATTAACAACATCACCATTTATGTCATTAGTTGCACAAAGATCTGTACTAGTACCATCTGTTAACTTACTAACTAATTTAGTAGCATTAGCAATAGCTTGTATAGCTGTAGTTATCTCACCAAGTAAATAATGGATAACTACCCTACCTGTTACTGCAAATAAAGGTCTATTACCTGTCTGTGCTAAAATGCCTGTAGGACGTTGTACGTACTTTAGGCTTCCTATAGATTTACTAAAAGCTGGCATATTATAATATTATTTGTGATTGATAAAAAGCAAATGTACCAGTACCATCATATTTAGACCAAGCTATCATAGCATTAACTATATTACTACAATAGTTTACAGGAAAATCATCTACAAACAATGGAGCAATAGCCTGTCTTAAAAGTATTTGTGTAGTAGGTACATCAGCATATACAGCAGGTGTTATAACATTACCTTCTGCATCTAATACAGCTGGTGTAGTTATATATTCACCACGCATTAATTGTTTACTGGCTTCTTGTATCTCATCTATTTTAGTATATACATAATTTACTAATGGATAATCAAGCTTTAATTCTGTAGCAGTGTGTGCTGCTGGACGAGCATTAGCAAAGCCATTTAATATATCATTTCTTGTGCCATCATCTAATGCAACTACTCTTTGTCTCATAGTTGGTTCAACTACTGGAGTAGGTTCTGTAAAACGATAAAATCCTAACATAATTAACTAGATTTTTTAATGAATACTGTGTATGTATTTGTAGCTGCAGAAGCAGTATTACTCTCTTGCACAAGTTTAAGCATATACTTAAGCATTGGCATAGGAGTATCTAATACTATAATATCTTCAGATACATTACCAGTTGCGGTAACAATACCTGATGCTGAGCCAAATATATCTGCTGAAAGATCAACCCAGTTAGTATCAGCATCTGCTGTAGCGGTAGCATCTAATGTACCGTATATTTTTAAATATGAATTACAGTTAGTTGTGGGAGAAAGTCTATAATGAATGGTTAAATGGTTATATCCTTCCATTGGAATTTCATATCTTTTAACAGCTGGTAAAGAATATGCTTTACTAGACCATGTTGCAGCACCTGATAAAGTACCAGTTGATATATTAGTAGCACTATCTACAGCGGTAATTAATGCATTTTGACTATCAGTAGTTTGGTATGCAGTATAACCAACAGCATGAGTAGCTACACTAAATGCACCATCAGCATCAACAATATCATCTGTATCACCACCAGCATCACCAGTGGCTTTATAACCAAGAATATTAGTTTCACTAATAAGTGGTTCAACGTTAGTATAATGACCATACTGCGGGTTCTGTACAAGTACTTTATCAGCATCTAAAGAACTGTCTCGTCCTTTATCTGGTCCTAATAAAGTAACTAATACTTTATCTGTACTAACAAAATTGTCAGCATCACCTAATGTAATAACACCACCAGATACTTGTACATTAGTAAGAGGTAATGTTGTTACATCACCATCAGAAGCAATTTTCTTTATACTACCTGCTACAACATGGATTGCTTCTAATGTAAATGATAAACCAGTAATTGTAATATTTTTAGTAGCAGCAGTAATAGTAGCAGTAAAATCATCAGAATCTGTATTACTGTACGTATTATTACCACCGCCAGCTGCTGTACTAGTAGATGCAGGTCTTCCTGCACTATCTACAGCAGTAGTTAACACAGCTCTATCTCCACTAGTTAGTTCGACTAGAGCATCTATAATTTGACCTGCAATGTGTTTAAAATTCATATTTATAATATTTTAACGATTAACATATTGTAATATCCTTTGTATTCTGGTTTCTAATTCAGGACGTCTATAATTTATACTATGACTAGCATCAAATCTAACTAGTTCATGCATTTTATTAACAAATCCTATTTCAGTAGAATTTAAAATTTCTTCTTTACTTGTAAAAGGTTTTTTATTATCACGTTTTCTAAAGTTAGAAGGATAAAATCTAAATGTATGTCTATTCTTTAAATAAATAGATTTTTGCCAAATAACCCAATTAGCAAAATCACTATCGTGATATAAATGCCATTTATTACCATTAGGATTTTTTGCAGCATTATATAATTCTTTTCCTTGTTTAATTAGATGTTCTCTATATTTAATACTATTACCCCAATCTACTGGTAATTTAGCAGGACACCCCTTAAAAAAGAAAGTACGTGGTTTTTCTTTGATAAACATTCTACCTAAATGTCCAAATGTATATATACCACCATTAAGAATATATTTAGTTATTTCAAAATTTGCAGTAGTAAGTATTGATATAAATACTTCATAAGGAATAATTGCTTTACTTAATCTATCATATAATGTTTTATGTGTAGATAAATAAATATGTGCAGTACTATATGATTTAACATAATGTGCTACTTTAGTAAGTTGACCATTATTAACTAATGGTTTTATTTTAGAATATGCTATAACAGGAGCACTAAATATACTTTCAAGTGAAACACCTAAGTCAGTAAATAATTCCTTATTATTAATAATAGAATTTTTAATATAAGCAATACTTGCTTGATACTGACTAATTTTAATATTAATAGCATGTAATCTACTATTAATAGAAAAAATATAATCTCGATATAATTCTCTACTATCTATCATTAACTTATATCTCTTAGTGTAACAGGATTTTTATCAGTAGCATCTTGCGTATTTCTAATCATTCTGGTTACTTCATCAATAACTGCATTTAATAAATCACCAGCTAATGGAAATTCCATATCATCTTTATAACAGATACCTGTACTATCTTCACTTTCAGTTACATCTAATGAATTATATACAGCATCTATTAAAACTCTTTCTAACTTAGTATTATTATAAATATAAACATAACCATTTATATAAAAATAACAAATACTATTTCCAATTAAAGGTAAACTACGAATATATCTCATTACATAAGGTTTAATATAACGAAACGTAATTAACCTATCAGCACTACCAACAAATACAAATGGTACATCAGATTGATATCTAACTGGAGTTGGTATTTTATTAGTAGTACGAAGTAATGTTGACTTAGAAGTAATACCTGTTAATTCAGATGCATTTACTAATTCTAATTCAGCATCATAAGGTTGTATATACTGTTCATTAATACCATATTTATCTATTTCACGATGTATAAAAAATGATCTAGTTTGAATAATCAAATCTTTAATTCGTTCAATAAATAATACGTCAGTATCTCTATCAAAACTACTTGCAATATGTTGTGATAATGTATTTAAAGTTGCCATTTAATATTCTAATACTTGTCGTTTATACATAATAGCATTATATTCATCTTCAGTAAGCCAATCTAAATATGTCCAATCAGGATTATAAGATTGTCTTAATATTTCAATAGCTTCAAAATAAAAATGAGCAAGATGTACTATCATATTACCTTGTTCTTCACTAATACCAAAACTTTTTTCATCATTAATTAACCAAGCAAGTGATTCAACTAAATCAACTTGTTTAGCTATATAAAATGTTTGAAAAGCAGATAATAAATCAGAATTAAATGTAATACTTACTGCCATACTTTATTTGTACTTTGAGGAGTATTATTTTGTCTATCAAAATATTTATCACATCTATCAATAGCTTCAGCTATAGTTGTATATTGAGTTAAAGAACCAGTTGAATATGACGCATTTTGATATGGTGTATTGCCAATAAATACTATTGATAATAAAGCTAATGTAATAAAATCATATCCTTTTGGAAGATTTTTATTAATATCTTCTGCAAGTAACACTTCTTTAACATCATCTTCTAATTCATCTAATATATCAGATAAAATTATAATAGTATTACCTTCACTTGCGTTTGGATTCCATATTTTATATAAACCTATATCATTGATTGTATAATCTTCATCACTACCGTGTGCTACAGTTAATATTGCAGCAGTATCAAAACTACCAGTAGTTAATAATTTAGATATCTCAAAATCAACTAATACTCCAGTAGTATTAGCAATATTAATAACAGATTCTGATACAAATGTAATTGTTACACCAGTCATTTTTCATTTAGTTTAGCTTCCATTAATAATTGTTCATAATTACCACTACTAACAGCAGCAGCAATGAATTTAGCTGTATTAGTAATTATTGTATCATGTGTAGACTCAGGTAAATCACAATTAACAACAGTAGGACTAGAAGTAAGAATTGCAGGTTTCTTTATATAAATAACTCCTATTCTATTTATAGCATATCTATTTAAATGATATATATGTAATCCATTAGTACTTAATATAGTACCTATATATTTACGTTGTCCACCAAATGGATTATTATTAAATGATATTATATCATATGTATTAGTTAATACATTTGGTAATTGTGTATCTAATAAATTAGTAGCAGCTACTACACCTAATCCACTATCAGCTGTATTATCTACATAACTAGTCGTTACATTATCTGAAATAGTAGTTACTAACTTAGCATTATACCAATTGCCACCAGCAACTGTCCTATATATTTTTCTAGCAGTACATCCTGTAGAACCTAATGGAATACCTGTAATATTAACTTGTCCAGCAGTTGCTTTATCAGTAACAGTTATAGAACTAACACCAGTACTTACAATATCTGTTTCAGTTGTACCATATACAAAAGTAACAAAATATTTATGTATGCCATTATCAACATTACCAGCACTACCTAATGCTAAAGTAGGTGCAGATGCTGATCTATATGTAATACAATTGTAAGGTCTAACATAAGCATAACTAGCTTCAAATCTAAATAAGTCGCTAGGTAAAGTATATATGTAATAATTATTATCAGTAGCAGGTAAAGTAGGTAATACAGTATCATCTACTTTAATTAATGTGTAAATATCATTATATTTACTTAGAATATCACCATGAGTTAGTATTCTAAAAGGAACACGTTTATCCTCATCTGGTTTGTTAGCTTTGTTTATAACATTGTTAACAAACTCAGTAATAATTGTATTTAAAAAATAATCTTTAGCAGCAGGATCAAACCTGTTACTAGGAGTAGCATTTAATGTTTGTAACACTAAATCTAATCCAATATGCATATCACTTCTAGTGCGAACAGGCATAATAATAAATAAAAAAATAGCCCTGACCTGTTAGATCAGGGCTACTATTAAATTACTCATTTCCAAGATCAGCATCAAAATTAGTAAGTCCTTCAACTGACTTACCGTCTCCACTATCACTAAGTGATGTTAATGCAGCAATAACAATTTCTTGCGTAACATTTTCTTCACTAGCAATAACAGCTCTCTGATTAGGAACCTTATGTTTTACAATCCAAGTATCATAAGTACCAGGAGTACTAGTATCTACTTCACTAACAGGTGTAAAGTTAAGATCACGATACTGAGGATAATTTGCATTACCCTGTCTTACTTCACATTCAAGTTCATATTTAGCTAAATCAGCAGCAATACCATTTCCTAAAACTACAGCAGTAGTCTGAGTAATAGTAGCATCGCGGAATATACCTATTGGAGAAACCTGAAAAGGAATACCTGCTGTATCACCAGTAAGAACAATATCTGTTCCAGAGCTAGCTGTTACAATTTTAAGTGTATCGGCATTAACAAGAGTAATAAGAGCTGCAACTACAGCTGCCTCATCATCACCACTCTGTACTTCATAGCTATATGTCCTATTTCTAGTAAGTTGATGTACAGGTTTACTTAAATCAGTTACGATAAAACCAGCCTCATCACCAACAGCAAGAGAAGTAAGACTAACAGCAATATTCATTACTTTAGCAACCTTAGCAACATATGCCTTATAAGTACATGTAGCATTAGCTTTAGTAATTATAGGACTAAATTTAAGTCCATTAGCACTCCTAACTACCAGTTGAAATTTAGCAGGAGTATCAGCTTCAGAAGTAGCAGCAATGTTTACTACTTGATCATACGTAGCAGAACTAGGATCTTTATCTATCATTGCCCAAGCACCACTAGCTAGTGAACCAAGAGCATCGATATCACTAGAAGCAGGAGTAAGACCCGATGCATACGTATCGTGTGTAACTACCATTAATTGTTTCATGTTTCAAATATTTTTTTATTTTTTAATTGCAGTGTATCTAGCTGCAAATTCTTTCACTTTAGCAATTTTATCTACTGCTTCACTACTAAAATATGCAACTGCTTCATCCAATGTATGACCAAGAACAACACTAGTGTCATTACTATCTACTACAATTGAACTATTAGGAAGTCGTTTAAGAATACCTACTGCACAATATCGTTCAATTCGAGCTTTAGTTGTAAGAGATTTATCATTTACGATAGCTAGAAATTCTTTAGGATTAGAGTCAGCAAATGTTTTAAGTTTTGCATCTGCATCAATATCTTCAAAAAGACTAGCATTCTCTCCTTTTATAAATAAAATATCTCTAACTTTCTTACGATCTGTAATAATTTCAAGATATTTTTTAGTAGCTTCGATTGTAAGTGAATGATTTGCACGTCTGGTATTATCAACTTCTTTTGGATCAACCAGTAGAAACTCAATTTTGACACTCTTATCAATTAGAGTGGCATTGTTAGCAACACGCCTATGATTTAAACAGAATATCCAAGTAAGATAATCAACTGGATTAATCGGAGTAGCATATTTATATTTTTCAAATTCATCTACTTTACTTAATACATATAATTTAAAATCATCATCTGTATTAATTTCCGTTTTATCTGCTAACGCCTTTTTAATTAAAAGCGCAATATTATCTTTACGTGTATGATCATTAAGATCAAAATTAAAACCAATCTCTAATTTTACACCACCAATTGGAACTTTAATACCAAAGCTATCCCAATAATTACGAACTTTTCTATACCAATCGTTTTCATTAGGATTACTTAAAATAATAGTAGGCATAAGCACTTTTAACATTGCATCATGTTTTGATAGAATGTTTTTAACAGCACCATGACTAGTTCCTAAAGGTTGAGGTGGAGTACCAAATACATCAGCATTGATAATCTGGTATACACTAGGATTTATTTTACTTATTAATTCGATTATACGACTTTGAGAAACCATGATTATTTATTTATAAGTTAATATCTTTTATATATCATTATTGGTATCTACTATTAAAGTGACATTTCAAGCCAGAAAGAAGTAGTAGCATTTTTGAAGTTAATACCTCTAGAAGTCATAACTTCATAACTAGCTTTATCTTTAGTAGTAGACAACTGACCTGTTTCTCTTTTAATAACAGCTTTCCATGCATCAGGAATTGGAGTAAGACCAAGATAGATACCAGCAATTTCTTCACGTCCTGCTTCAGCTACAAGCTGAACATTTCGTTCACCAGCCATATCTTTACTATGATCTACAAAAACAAGGTTATAAGAATATAATGGATAACCATTATATATCCTACCATTTTCTCTATCCTGTTGTGCAAGTGGACCATGATCAAACATCTTAGCAGGTCTAACTGTAATGGTACGACCATCTATCAGTTTATACCTATTAAAATAAGCACCAAACTGAAGAAATCCATCACCAGTTACAACTTTATCACCCATAGCAAGAACATATTCTCCTGCTTCACCCATAAGCATATTATGAAACATTTCTGCTCCACCACGTCCTGTATACAGAACAACTTCCATAGGTGTATCATCACTACGATTATCAAATACAGAACGAACTGTATTATCAAATTTAGTTTTAGTCAGGGTACTAAATGTATCATAGTTACCAGCTGTCTGAATAATTTCTTTTACTCCAGCACCTTTAGGAATAGGAAGTCCTGTTTCAGGATCAGCAGTTGTAATAATTCCTGCTGTAGTTCTATTATATTCAGAGTGCCAAAGATCAATTTCATCTTCAACTCTACGTTCAAGTTCCCACTGTTTTAATTCAAAAGGAAGCCACATATTAGTTTTACCACCACCTTCTAAATCAAGTTCAATATTAACAACCTTATTACTGATATTACCAGCAATAACTTTAGAATATCTCTGCCATCCAAACTGATTAGTAAGTTTACCAGGAACCATTCTATTAGAAGTAGTTCCATCTGAAAACTGACCAGCAACAGAAGTAGGTCCCATTGCCCATGCTTGACCAGCATAGAAATTAGAAGCAGCAATGTACTCTGTAAGATCGCTTGTAATAAGCTGTACAGTTACACGCCATCTTTTTTCACCTTCTTTCTTAGGTTCACTCTGAAAACGTACCTGATGAAGTTGATCTGGAGTAAATGCTGAATACTGATAATGAATCCAGTTGTCTTCAAAATAAACATCAAAAGGCATACAATTAAGCCCAGGGTAGCTAAGATTAGTATCAGCAAGTGCTACAACCTTAGTAGTCCATCTAGTCTTACCCATAACAGGCCAAGTATACTGTGTATCATTAAGCGCAATAGGCTTAACTGATTTAAAAGCATTCTGACCTTGTGTTGCGGTAAGTAGAGGAAACATATCACTATCTTTACCCCAAAGATAAGTGAGATTTTTACTTAGAGTAACCTGATCGATAAGACCATGTTTATACAGTACATTCTCATCAAGATGAGTTTGACTGTTGTACTCTGTTGAAAAAAGTTCTCTCATACGTTTTTAATTAATTTAATGAATTGGTAATACAATTTTTCCTTTACTTTGAGTTCCGCTTCCACCACTAGCCGATTTAGTATTTATCTTAAGGATTTGTTTGACTGCATTATTATTTACATTAGCAGCGATAAGTTGTGAATCATCGTACTTTGTAAATCGTCTATATGCTTCAAATAAATCATTGTGGGGTGTGCGTTGTGTACTTTCTATATATTCATCATAATCATGTTGTGTCATGATATATGATTTGTTATCTATTGTAAATGTAAGAGGTTGTTCAATATATTTCTTAAAATCATCAATAGTTTTAGTAACAATTTTACCATTTGCTTCTTTAACCTGAATTATATCTGGAATTTTAAAATTCTTATCTCCTAATTTTAATTGTTTATTAGTAAAAATTCCATTAATTTCATTCCAATATGCTTTATTAGCAGCTTCTTGTGCAGCTTTAACAGCAGCAGCATCAGTTGCTAATTTTGTTTTATCAGCTTCTTGTCTAGTTTTTAAATAAGAAAGAGAACTTACAGCTGCATCTTTCAGTTTTTTATCTTCTTTCAGATATTTAATCATATCTGCTATTTCAGCAGCAGGTACACCTTGAGCTGTTTTAGCTCTTGTATAAATATCTATTTGCTGATTTTCATCATCTTCTTTTATAGTAATTGTAGAATAATCTACTTGTTCAGTAAACTGTTCCAAATTACCATGTACTGTTAGATGATCTATTATATTACTAAGAATTGGAAACTTAGTAAATAATTCATTAGTAGATTGTGTTTTACCTAGATCAAGTGATGCTTTCTGTAAATCTTGAATATATTGAGTCATACCTTCAAGAGTATTCTCATAAGCAACAGGTGTATTATCAGAACCTACAGGAATAAAATTAGTTACTTTTTGTAATTCACTAATATAATTTACTTCAGGTTCTCCATCATCTTGTGCAAGAAGTAATGTTTTTAACTCAGCTTTAGTTTTGAACACATTACCATCTTTTTTAATACTACCATCTTTTTCTACAGTGTATTTAACACCATCTAATTCTACTTCAGCTCCTTCAACTAAAGATGCTTCAATAGAAGCACTACGTTCAGCTAATTTAGCCGCTTTAGCTCTCTCATCATCTGATAAAGAAGCACTTGTTTTAAGTGTTTCTAATTCAGCTTTTGTTTTAACAATTTTTCCATCTTCTCCTATCGCATCTCCATCTTTATTTACTTTAAAAGTAGTTTCACCTATAACCAGATCAGTTAATTCTGGTACAGGTGGAGTTAAAGTAGGATTACCAACAGGTAAATTAAATTTGTTCATAATTTCATTTTTTTTCAGTTAATAATCTGTTATAAGTATAAAATTACATATAATACTACCAGTAATAATAGCAGCTTTATTAAACCAGCTATATCGGGTAATATATATTATTTTTGTTTATTTTTATTTGATTGTTGTATTCGTTTATTAGCAATACGTTCTGCACTATTTATTTGTTTTTCACGTAATTGATTTTTAATATTAGCATCATTACGTTTAAACTCAAGTTCGTCCCTACGAAGTGAATTATCATCTACAGTTGGGACATTAAAATCAATAGGAGAAGTATCACCTAAGTTACTATTATTTATTTCAGCAACTCGAATACTAGCTTCTGCAGCAATTTGATCACCAGTTAGCTTAGTCTGATTAATTCCATCTTGTCTAATATTAGCTTGATCTGCAACATATCTAGCTGTTTCATTTCTATCTGCTTCAATTCTAGCATTTAATTCACGTTCAGCTTTGACTAATTCAGTTATAGCTTGACGTAATTCAGGTACACTATCATGTTCAACTGCAGCAACAGCAGCTTCAGCATTACCTTTTTGACTTAGACCAAATGCAATATTACGTAATGCATCAACTTTATCTTGATCAACTTTAGAATTTTCAACTGTAACACCTGCATCTATCTCTCTAAATTCTTCTAAATTGAAATCTATATAAATATGTTTACCACTTTTCTTATCAACATAATTAACACGAATGTCATCATTATAAGCAGCTTTAGCAAATTCAATATCAGCAATATGATCTTTTTCTAAAGCAGAATGAAACATAGTAATCATTAATACATTACCTAATCTAGCTCTATAAATACTTTCTTGCATAACACCTTTACCGGTACTAGCCATAGTATTACCTAAAGCATAATCATTCATATTAGCAATTTCTAATGCTTCATTTTTATATTTATCTCTTAAATCGATTAATATTTTTAAATAATTTTCTAAACCATTTAAATTAATTACTCTAAATGCTTGTGCAACGGTATTAAAATCTACAATTGTATCATCATAAAATAAAGTATTATCTGCTTTGATATAAAACATTTTTTCATTTTTACTACCAGCAGAATCATCTTTAATCATACTTAATGGCATAGTAACAATATAACCCTGATACTTAGCCATAGTTCTTTCTTGCTGTGCAGCAATAAGTCTATCTATAATTGCATATGAAATAAGACGATTAGGAATTGGATTTTGTTTAATATTTCTTAAAATACCTTTTTTACCGCCAACTGGTAATTTAGGTATCATAGTATGTTTATCATATCTTTGAACAGCACAAGGTTCAGGAGTAAGATATACACCTGTAATATCATTACCAAATCTTTTTCCTATATAAACTTCTTCAATCCACTCTTTACGTAATTCTATATCTACACCTTCTAATTTAACATAATCTTCAGAAACAGCTTCTTCATATATATTACCAAATGGATCATAAAATTTACGAATAGTAACTGGAATAAATGTACGCCAAATTATAGTATATTCATCTAATGCTTCATATTTATCAGTAACATCATATTCTTCAGAAGAATGTAAACTAAATTCAGATGCTCTACTTGTATCCCAAGTTCTACTAGCTAACCAACCACCTTTTATAGCAAAAACACCATTATCCCGTTTAGTTAATTCTTCTATATAAGTTTTTTCAATATTACTTAATTTATTCCAATATAATTCACGTACTTTACTCAACGTAGTACGTTTCTTTATAACAAAACCTGTAAAATCTTCTACAAATTGTTCATCATTATAAATAGGATATGCTTCAGTAGGAGAAATAATAGAAGTATATACTTCATTATTTATAATTTCACGATATGTATAAAATTCTTCAGTAGCCCACCAATAATAAAAAGCTTGAATACGTTTATCATCAAAATTATTAAGCGTATTCATATATTTAAGTAGATTTAGTGCTTTAGTAGCACGATCATCTATCCATTTCTCTTTAAATTCTTTTGCAAACTTTTCAATATCAGGCACTTCTTTTGTAGGCACACCTGTATTAATAGTTTGTTGATTAAGTAAATTAATTAATGCTTGTTGCATTAATGTATTAACTTCTTCTCTAACTTTTAAATCTCTGCGTAATATAGCATCTGCGTTATGTACAGCTACAGTAAACTTATAAGGTAAACCTATATATTCTCCTATGTTACGTTCACGTATTGTATTAATTAAGTCTGTATCTCGTATTTCACCAGGCATTTTAGCAATAGTCTGACGAGTTTCAGGATTAACTAATGGACTAACAAAATACTTAATTGAATCAGTATTTATTTTACCATTAGCTGCATCTAACCATTTAAGTAATTCTGTCTTATCATTAAGTGCCATTGCCTTACTAATAAGATAATCATAAGTAGGTTTATAGAAAGAATCATCTTCCTTTTTACTTCTACTAGTGTATTGATTAGGATAATCTATCATAATTAATTTACTCTATATAATCCAATACCACTTAAAAATGTCTGTTGTCCTTGTTGATAGTCAGGTTTTCTTTTTTTAGTAATATAAGCAAGACGTTCAAAAGTAAGAACTCTAAGAGCTGAAATTCTATCAAAATTACCTTTTATATTATACTGTTGAAATTCTAATAGAGTAGGTAAATCGAATATATAGTGTAAGCGATAAACTGGAGTGTCATCTTCATTTAAATTAACAATTTCATATAACCACCGTTTAAGTTGAATAATTCCATTAACTGCATTATCACCTTCTCCTATATAAATTCCATATTCATTAATATTTACTTCTTTAACTTTATTAGATGTATTTACTAAAGGATTTTTAATTAACCTATGAAGTTTATTCCATCTTTTAAAATCAGCTACTATTGTACCTCTATCAGTTTCAGGTAAACCTTTAGCATTATAATATTCTAATCCTTTTAAAAACTCATGTGAACAAGCTTCTTGAGAATCATCTCTTCTACCAACATATATAGCTTGTATTTGATCACTAGGAACACCTAAGTCATTAGGATAAGCTAAAATAAATATTGCATTAAGAGAGTTTTTAATAGTAACTTCTTTTATTGTTTTATCTTTACCAACGCTATCTGCTACTCCATAATATAAATTATTTGGAATAAGACCACCAAAACGTATCGGTTCATGATATATTCTCCACGCCCCATAAACGTCATCTCCTTTTTTAAAGGGAACATTAGTAATATAAGGATGAATTTTTTCACCTTTACTATGTAATATATCATTAGTTATAAAATTAACAATACCTTTTTCATTCAATGTAAACTGACCATCTCTATAAACAAAAGAAGATTGATTACTACGAACAAATGCAATATGATCGTTTAATTCAGTACTACTAAATATATTTTCATGTTCAATATTAAATGCTTCGCTTGGACTATTAGCACGCTGTGAACAATAAATAGCATAATCATCAGCTGCCATTTTAGTTTTCTTAGTTAATTTATCTTCTAAATCAATAAGATAAGATTTAACTAATAAACTATTTCCATCTTTATCCATATGGGGTTCATAATTCCAAATTTGTGGATGAAAAAATCCACAAGTAGAGTGACGAGAACCTTTATCCCAAATATTTTCAAATGGCATCATACCATTTAAACCTGGATCAAAAAATGCATTACTAAAATCAATCCAATTTGCATCTTTAGTACCACCTGTACCATATACTCTAATCGTACCTACTTTACCTTGTCCTATTTCTGTAGCAGACATAGTTACGTTAAGAGTTTGTTGTAATACAGGATTAACTCCTGATTCTTCAAAATCTATTTCAACAGCAGCTTTACCAACAGCAGCATTAGGATTATCTCTACATGTAACACTTAATGCTTTACTTCTAAATCCATATTTCTTATTACCTGTATGTTTAAGTTTATAACCTAATTCAATTTCTTCTAGATTTTCACTTAAATAACCACGTTTCCAATAAGTTTTATTTTCATACCAATCTAAACATTTCTTTAACATATCACTTGTAGCACCAGGTTCAGTTAAATAAGCTGTATCATATGCTACAAGAAGAATAGTAATATCTGGATTTAAATTAATTGTATTAGCTCCTTGACTACCACGTTTATGTGAATATCCTTTACGTCTAGCTTTTCCTTTAGCAAGATGAAAATCATTTTTAGCTATAAATTCATCTGTTTTAAAATTCCAATAATCACCATCCCAAAATCTAGGAAAACCTTCAACAAATTTTTGTTTTGTTTTACCTGATTTATTTAAAATAATTCTTTCTTCATCAGTAGGAGTACGAAGTATTCTACCATAATTAAGATAGTTATAATGATCACCTGTAATTCTAAGTGGATGCAAATAAGAAAGTCGTTCAGTATCTGACTCGGCATTAATATAAGCATCTATATCTTTTCGATATAGTTTACATGGGGCATCTAGTCCATTTCTACGGCGAAATGTTTCTTGTCTCCAAAAATTATTATATGGAATAGTATTAGGTGCATATGTACAATATACGCCTAATTTAATAAAATTATCAGCAACTTCTGTAAATAAATGAGTATTAACGAATATGAAATTCATATTCATTAAAAAACCACCACTATCTCCTATTAAAAAATCATCATCATTGTCTATATATCCTGCTGCTCTAGCAGTATTATATTTAGATTTATCTTCAAAACAATAATCAATAAAAGGATGTAAATGTGGTTTATAATTATATATTTCTGGATTAATCATTTAAGATTCAATGTTATTACCAGGATCCATACTAGAATGTTTAACATCACCACCTCGCATAATTTGAACAGCTTTTTCTTCTTCTTCTAAAAGACTCATAGCTTCTCTTAATTTTTTAGCTTGTTGTGGTATAGTAGTAGCAATATCAATAAGTTTTTGTTGATATTCTAAAATTTCTTTAATTTGATCTCTATTAAGTGTGGGAAGTTCTAATGTAGCTGTTAAATTATTTTCAATCTTTTCTACAATACGATCATTTAATGTAAAAAGACGAATTAATGTTTTAATTGCTTTTTTAGCTGGACTAAGATGTTCTTTTTCATACTGTACCATAACAGCACGAACAACATCATCAGGTTTATAATCAGATGGTAATTTAGCATGTTTAATTGCATATTCGTGTGCTTCTTTATCATTAAGACCATGTTGTGCAGGATAAGCTGCAAAATCACACATGAAATAGATATAGGTAAACTCTTTATAAGCAAACTTTTTATGTCTACCATCAGTATCACCTATAACTTTACCACCTTGATCTCTAACTAAAATTTTTTTGATATTAGGATATAGAGCAATTTCTTCTCTATCCAATTGAGCTACATCACCATCAAACTTAAAAAACTTCATATTAAATAGTAATTACATTTAGTAAACTAGTAGCTATAAATTTAGCTACAGATTGTTTATTTAGTTTATAACTATCTAAATCAAGTGTATTACTAATGAAACAAACTTCAATTAATATATTTTCACAATTAGGACGCATAAATAGTAAAGTACCATGAGCAGATTGTACTTCTGTTTTAACTCCTCTATTATTAGTATTTAAAATACTAGCTATTCCTTTAGATAATGTAGCAGCAAAACTACGTTCAAAGTCACTAGATTTAAAAGGAATTAATACTTCAGTTCCACGTACTTTATTATTATTATACCAATTAAAATGAATATCTAATGCTATATCTCTAACATCTAATATATCATTTACCATTGCTACATCGTCTTTCAGAACTAAAGCATCTGAATTACTAATAGCATGAATATTTAGTAAACGTAATTCACCAATAAGAAGTCTACGTAAGTCAACAGTTAGAATTCCTTCTTTAATTCCATCTATACCAGTAGCACCATTATCTTTACCAGGAGCATCTGAATGTCCTGCACTAATAAATACTCTACGCTTCATTATAATACAAGTTTAGTATTTACAGCATATATTTTAGAAGACATTTCTGTATGTTTACCTTTAAAAGGAAAATATAAATCATTTGTTTTACCATAAGCAGCTAAACGATTTGTAATAATCATAACATTAATATTACTTTTTACAGTAATGAAATTAAAGATATAAGGTTTATCAGTAATTGTAGATTTACTTACAATAACTGCTGCATCTACTTTAGGATGTTGTTTTAAAAAATAAGATACTGTTTTAGTATCAACATCTTCAAAAACAGCTACACTGTAATTTTCAATATTTACAATAGGCTGTTCAACTAATTTTCTAATCTCTTCCATTATACAAATATTTTTAATTGTTGTTTTAATGTTCTACTTTCAAAATGATGTTTAAACATGGTAGCAGAAAAATGTTTATAATCAAATAATTCAATTATATCTATTTTAATATTATCATCTTTCTCTCTAATCTGATATATTAAATTACCTAAATTTTTTAATCCTATTTGTTCAAGTAACCAAGCATAACCAGATACTTGTAAATTATAATGAACTCCAGTACTATCAGCAAGCATATGAATAGGAAATTTCATATATTTATGTGTATATATAAAATTATCTGTTGTATTGCCTTCTATATCTTTTTCAAAGTACCCTGCTTCATATTTAATATCATCTTTATTAGTTTTCCAATCTATAATAATAAACTCATTATCTCGTATAGCAACTAAATCTATTTTGCCAGAAATAAGTAAGTCTATATTATATACTCCTAATTCAGCATAAAATTTAAAACCTAATTGATGTAAAGATACAATAGCACTATAAATAGCTGGATACTTTTTATTTATACCTACTAACGTAAACCAATCAAAATCTAATGCACCAAATGTATTATTTACTATATCTTCGTATGTAAACAATCTATCTTGAATTAAATCTGTACCAGCAATAGTTCTGTATCCAGTAGCACGTTTAGTTATATCTTCTAGATAGTCATGTTTTTCATTACCATTTACCAATGATACATCTTTAATTTTAATCCATTCAGCTTTAATTTGTTCTGCTGATTTACCTTTATATTTAAGGTATTTAGGATGAAGTGGATTTTTACCAATACGTTCACATGCATTGGCTACTCCATCTGTATCGAATTCCTCATAATATTTACTTATAACAGTAGTAACACTAGTATATATATTACCACGATCATCTGTATACTTATGTTGTAGTTCATCAAAATATATAGTTCTATGTTGATGACTCATTTTTTGTTTTATTTAGAAAATTATAATTAATTTTACCTTCTCTATTATTTACTTCAGCTATTGCAATTGGAATTAGAATTTCACGTTGTAGTTTATGTAATTCATCTAGTGCAAGTTCTGCTATAACAGGATCAGCATCTTTAAGTTGATCAATATGATATTTTGCTTTTACTTTAGCAAATAGTTCTCTATTAACTTCAGATGTTTTTCTATATTTAAAACATCCTAATTTAGGCAATGTAATATTACGTTTATTTTCCATTGCCTGTATAATACTTTTATTTTGTGAATGAAGTATTTCTTTAACAATAAATTCTTGTTCAGCTGTAGATAGAACGTGTAAAAATTTAACAATATTAGTATTCTTTTTACGATTAGTAGAAGATGAAGAAGATAATAGAGTCTCTTTTACTGACTCCATTATCTTCGGAAATAATTCATCATTAATTTTCATCAATGATTCCTTTTATAATAAATTCAGGAAATATACCATATTCTACTACATTAACTTTAGGAGTAGATTTAATATATTCTTGTAATTCACTCAGTTTCATATTAGCAGAAGAAAAGAAAGCTGTAAGTTTAGCAACACTTTGTTCATTACCTTTAACTTCTACTGCTTTATAGGGTTCAAGTTTCATTATAACTTTTTCTCCTATACTTAAATCCTTAACAAGTGGACCATAACCAGCAATACTAAATATAACAGGATCACCCTCGGATCTTTCACTAGGTTTACCGGTACTTAAATCTAATACACTTGCTGTAAAATCTAATCTAACTAAAACATTATTTCCTCTAGGAATAATATTACAGTTAGTAGCTCCTCTAAATACATCATTGTTCATTTTATTATCAATTTAGTTTAACATAGATTAGATCAAATATAAGTAAAATTTTTTAAACTACAATACAAAAATCAAACTATTTTTACTCTATCTCTATAAAAAATACATTCTCTATCTAGATTAAAAGAAAAAGCCCTAAGTATATTACTTAGAGCTTTACCATTATAACCTAACAAAAGTAAATAGACTAATAAAGTCAACCGATCTGCCTCAGGATTTATTAATTCTAGCTTGTCTTAAAGTATCTTTAACAAAATAAAATGCAATAATAACATTTATACTAATTAAATAACCAGCTGGTACTTCTTTAAAATCATTAGCTATAGTATAACTAACAATTAAATAGATTAGTAATATTATAGCACTATAACCACCAAATTTTCTGACACTATATGTGCCATCACTATCTTTAAATAAACTAGACATCTATCTCTACTATTAGTTCGACCAGTATCTCAACAAGCACTCTTATCAAAAATTCTCTTTTTATCTTTAATACTATTTTTACTTCCCCTTGCTCCGCAAGTAAATATAAACAAAATATTTAATATATACAAATTTTTTTTGAATTATTTTTACATTACATCTATAATTTTTTTATATTTATGTACATCTTTAAAATATATAGCACTTTTTGCGATAAGCTCAGTAGCAACACTATTTTTACACATATTCACACTCCATTACCATCAGCTGCGCTATAGCTACTTTTATCTAAACCATTATTAAAAATAAATTAAAATTAATTCAGAAAATATAAAAAATAAATAGAAATAGAAATAAAGAAGATAGATAGGATGGTGATAAAGTTGAAAGTAAGTTAAAATAATAAGATATTAAAAGTACAGAATGTGATAAAAATGGTAATAAAATAAACAGTATAAGAAATAATAATAAAACTAATAGAAAATATAGGATAAAAATGATAAAATAAATAATACAGAATATATTGAAAATAGTAATAACACACCCATAAAAAAGAAAGATGAATAAGGCTGGTGATAGTAGATGTGATGTATGTAATAGTGAACGTGATGGTCCCAGATCAAGTCCCCCTACTTGAATTTGAGATTGAAGTACCTGTCATCATTTTTGACAGGGAATTTCTACCATTTTTATTAATAATTTAAAATCTAAAACATTATGAAAACACAGAAAGTCGTTCGTATTAATTATCTTCGTATTTATCCACGTCTTGTTGATGCTGGTGAAGGTAAAAAGCCTTATGCAGGTGCTCTTGTTCTTATGAATGTGGACGGTGGTATCGATGCAAATGCTCTACGTCTTACAGCTAAACAACTTGACAATCTTGCTGGTATTTCTGGTATAAGAACAGCTGGTCAAGTAGGCTGGAATCAACTTGCAGCTCTTGTAGGTGTTGCTAAGAGTGCAGCCGTTGTTAGTATTGAGCCAGTGAAGAAAGGTGAGAAATACATTGGCAGTGACGGTAAAGAGCATATTCACGAAAAAAAAGACTGGGATAGAATCAGTGTTGACAGTATCATGCTTGATGATGCAGTTAGTCGTGAGTTTAAGAAGGCAGTCATTCAAGATGTTATTGATGCATGGAGTGCACCAGCTCTTCCTGAATTTGAAGGCAGTTTTGTTCCTGAAAGTGAAATGCCTCAGACTAAATAATATACGGCTGATATTGTTGAAGGAGTTAGTGTATTTCCACTAACTCTTTCTTTTAATCGGCAAGATTTAATTCTATTTAATCCATTTAATCTATAAGATATGACAATCGATGTAGTAAATGACAAGAGAGTTCGTGAAATTCATGTAGCTCCTATAATCAATACAGCTATTACAGTTGTTAGAAAGAAATCATTTAGTCTTCTATTACAAGAAGATGAATTAGTTGATATTGTTGATAGAACTGAGTATCTTGACAATATATTAGATCAATTAGGGATATTAAAACCGATAATAAAAGTGATATGAAAAATATTAATGCATTTAAGAAACTTATTAAGAGATATGAAACTATTACTCTTGATGAGATTAAGGAAGCTAATATGAATCTTGTTAAATTAACAGGATTTAGTAGTACAAGGGATTGTATTTTATGCAGAGAAGCATGTAATATTCTTGGATGTGATATAGCTAATACATATTGTCATTATTGCATTTGGGCATTTAATACAAATCCATACCTTGATTGTTTGTATGGTGTTAATAATAAAACATATTATGCTATTGAATATGCTCTTGATCCTGAATCACTTTTAACGGCTTATCATGCTAGAGCTGCTCATATGAGAGAAAGACTTATTGAACTTGGTTATACTACACCATCTTAAACTATTATTATGAAACGAAAATTACTTACAGATGGCAGTGGAGATTAAGAAGCAAGTAGAACGAGAGGGTCTATTCCCTCTCCTACTTTTCTTACTATTCCAAATACCACTTTTCCACCTTTAGTATCTAACTTTATCATCATCTTTACATTCATTATTATCTTCTCTTCTTCTATTTCCTCTTATATCTCTTCTTAAACTTTTATTTAACTTAATTTATTTCACTTATGTCACTATTAAATCTTCCTTTATCTGACTTAGCAGTATCAATTAGATTATTAAATATACTTGCTTCAGCTAATATCACTACACTTTCTCAACTAGTTGAAAAGAGTGCTACTGAATTAATGGCAATTCGACATTTCAGTAAA